TTCGTTGGGGTTTGGACATCAGCGATGATCCCATGAAAGAGTTTAGATTTGTCAAGATAAATAATCCGTAAAAAGACATTCGTTCATGGAAGGACTTCAAGGTTACAAGACAGATTTTGCAGGTCGTGACGGATTTGTATGGTGGGTTGGTGAAGTTGAGGATAACAAAGACCCGTCTCAACTTGGTCGTGTAAAGGTCCGTATTGTTGGTTGGTACACTGGTAACAAGTCAAACAAAGGTGCTGATTCTTATACCAAAACACTTCCTACTGAAAACCTTCCGTGGGCAACTGTCCTTCTGCCTACAGATAAACCTCAGATCAAGGGTACAGGTACCACAACTGAGTTGCAGGTTGGTGCATTCGTCATGGGATTCTTCCTTGACGGAGATGAGGCACAACTGCCTGTGGTCATGGGTGCATTCCGTGGTTTCAAGCAAGCAGATGATCAGAAGTCTGCTGCTGGTAAAGGTAAGGGTGCACAGGAGACAACCAAGGCAACAACTATTGCCGACATTACAGTCGCTAAAGAGAACGAAACTAACACCCCCCAACAGGCGACGCTGGCAGGGGAGAAGAACCATGGTGGTGCACCACTAGCAAAAGACCAGCAGCAGGCGGTTGCTGGACCTGCAGGGCAGGTTGAGGAGGCACGAGGCGGCGGTCTGAGCACTGCTGAGGCATGTACCCCTGGTAACGCCGTTACTAACCCACTCAAACCACCTACCGAGTCTCAGGAAGTGGCAGACGGTGCAAACGGTCCCGCTGGTGAAGGTTTTGAAAAAGGTCTGACCCGTATGCTCACTGAGTTGGGCACAATGGCAGCATCAATCGCCAGTGGTAGTGATGGTCAGTTCATTTCACTGATCACTGGTAAGAGAATCAACGGTGACAAAGTTCTTGAGCACCTAGGTAAACTAGCAAACTATATCTCTTCTGGTATCTCTGCAATCCTTGCACCTCTCAAAGAGTTCTTGGCAGAGATTACGGTCAAGATCATCAACACAATCGTTAAGATTATTTCCTCGTTCATCCCTCTGTCTATCTTCTTGGGGATCCTGGATCTAATCAGTTTCATCCTTGACCTATTCTGTGTGCCTCACCCACAGTGGTTAAGTATAGTCCAGTCAGCACTAACGGACATAACTGGATTTGCCGACCAGATCGTTGGCATGGTGGTATCTCAGGTCAGCAATGTTGTATCTACAATCGTTTCTAAGGTACAGGGTATTACCGACAGAATCCTGTCCAATATCAACCAGACGATTCAGAAGGTACGAGACATTGCAAAAGTTGTGGTGTCTGCAGTCAATGCTCTGAAGTCTGGTGTTGAGTTCATTGGTCAAGCAAAGTCTGTTCTGGACATGCTGTTCAAAGTGGACTTCACCAAACTGAACTGGGGTTCTCTGATTGCTATCCTGAAAGCACTTCTCGGTCTGCTATTCCAGAAGGACTGCGGACGAAAGATCAAGAAACCAAAGACTAAACAATGGTTCCCACTATTAGGTAGTACCACTTGTAATGACGTGTCGGAGTTTGTCACTGGCATGTCTGGGTTTGGTTCAACCAGTTTGCCAACATCTCTGAAAGAGTGGACGGATGCCACATCATCTGCTGGATACGTTGATAACCTATTCAAGGGAATCAACATTCGTGTGATGGAAGTTCAGTCATTCCTTGATGGTTCTCGTGTCATTCACAACGCAACCAAGGGTAAGGAGTGGGCAGCAACTCAGGGTCCTGGTGGTGTATCTAACTTCCAAGATAACCAAGGCAACCAGCACACCAATGTTCCTAACAACGAGACTAAGATCATTGCAAGGGACAAGTGCACCACAGTCAAAGCAAACCGCATTGACACTATTGAAGGTGACTACTATCTGAAGGTGCATGGTAACTGGCACATTGAAGTTGAAGGTGCGATCAACAACTCTCAAGGTAACGGTCCCCAGGCATCTGCCTCTGGTAGCAGCAAACCAACAGCAAAGGTTGGTGACTCTGGTGCTTCCACATCTGGTGGCACTACCACCACTACCACTGTCCAGACTTCATCTGGAGCAACAAACCTTCAGCGTAGGAACAATACGGCATTCCTTTCTAAGGACTTACAAACCGATGTTGTTTCTAAGAACACAATCTCTTTTGGTGAGATGATCACTCTGAGAGATCGGGTTGAGTCTCTGGAAGAACGTCTCCGCAGGGAAGATGAGGAGTTCTACTCTAATCTGAAACCTATCAATCCTCCCAGTGGTGTTGGTGTAGTTACACCTCCGATGAAGTACACCAATCTTGCAACATCTGTTGACGATGACAACGAGCAGAAGTCTGCAGAGCGTAAGTCTGGTGACCACAACATTGCATACTCTGGTGACGTTCGTATTCAGGGTAACCAAGTTAGCATCAACGCTATCTCTAACCTGAAACTCAACGGTAACCAGATCAAGATTGAAGGCAACAACATCGGCATCAGTGCAGATGGTGAGATTACACAGGAAGCAAACTGGATTACATCGTTCCTGAACTGTGGACGATTTGAGTTTGTGGCACTGTTTAACCCTCTTGCTGCTATCTCTGGTCAGTTCAATATCGTTAAGGGTGCTATTATCGATTTGACGACTGACCTTCCCTTCCCTGGTGCTACACCTCCTGCACATGTCCGTATGTCGGTGGCACAATCAATGCCCACTACCATGGCAGACATTATCACTGGTTCTCAACCTGCGATTCACTTCACCTTCGTGGCATCTCCCACTGGTGGCATCGGTGAGATCGTGGCATCCAGCAATGGTGCTATCGTGAACCAAGTGACCACGGGTCTGGCATCCTACGGTGTGGGCACTGGTTTCATGGCAACTGGTTGTGCAGTCGGACCCCATCAGGTCTACGGTCTGCCCCTGCTACTTAACTAAGTGTCACAGGGGGGTTGCGGGACCCACACAGACTTGCTATGATACGGGGGTAAGCGACACACCCCCCTATGTCTGACACCACTCTTGAGCACTGCTGGGTTCACATCTCTTCCCGCAAGGTCGTCATGCTTGATTCCGAAGGGTATCAAGAGGAGATCCAGTGGAAGTTTGATGAGGACGGTACCGAAGGATTCTCCGACACTATTCAACACATCAGGGCAATGGTTCCTGAAGAAGATTTCTGTTTTGTCCTATGAACAACATTATCGAAGTAACCGAACAGGAAGCACAAGACAACTTTGATTTCCTGTTTAACCTCGTCTGTCGTGGTAGTTCCGTCAAGATCATCCGAGAAGACGGCACACGGGTGATGATGGTACCTCTACCAACTTACAAAGAAGCAACCTCCTTCAATCCTCCCATTGGGGGAGATTTGGGATTGCCTATTGATCCTGAATCATTTGTTGATCCGATTGGAACCCGTGATTATGTACGCGAACAACTCCAAGAAATGCAGACAGAACTTGAATCTTGATATCAAGATCTGGTATAGTGAGATTGATTGTCTATTCCATTGGACACTAATCACACATGAACAGCACTTTTATGTGGGCAAATGTTCCACTGTTGCTCAATGTTTATACGACATTGAACTGAAGACTGACATTATCATGCATGAGGAAACTGTGCGTGTCAGTAATAAATAATACTGTACAGGTGCAGGACTATGGTAAAATACAAGATCCATAGTGGGTTCGGTCTTTTAGAGAACGTTGGTATCGTCAAGTTTTGGTTCATCAATGGAGTACCATTCACCTTTGATGAACTGGAAGATATCAATCTCACCGTGGATGACATCCCAGAGGAGCAGCAAGCAAACATAACCTATAACATGGATGACATGTATAGGCATTCCTCATACCTTATTGAGGAAGGTTGCCATCCTATTCTGTTCTGTATCGATGATATGATCGAGAACTATCAGGACATCCCATTGTGAAGAAGCAGGCTGACGACTTCTACGCATATCGATTTGGGGGGTTTGACAAATCAGCAGTCAATATACTAAGATTGCTAAGTGAACTTGAGGGGTCATATTCGCTCCTTAAGTACATGGGTTTCCAAGAAGACATGGATACCCTTGACGAGATGAAGAAGAGGTATTACAAACTCTACTTCAAACTCAAAAAAGAAGAGGAGAGTTGTCCGAGTGGTTGAAGGAGCAGCACTGGAAATGCTGTAAGGGGGTTACCTCTTCTAGGGTTCAAATCCCTAACTCTCCGTATGCCTGTGTAGCTCAGCTGGATAGAGCAACGGTTTTGTAAACCGTAGGTCGTCGGTTCAAGTCCGACCGTGGGCTTTGGTATCTGGTAGTCTATTGGTAAGGACACCCCGACAAGGGAGTTGGAAACTGGGTTCGATTCCCAGACAGATGACAAAAAACATGTTTTTGTGCTCAAAAACGTTAATATTCGTTGATGATTGCACATAAATATGATACCGTGGTTCAGATTTTATGATAGAATCCTGTGGGGCGTCTATCAAATCAGTCTGATTTAGTCTCACAAACACACGGCAACATAGAGGGTAAGCCTCTGTTATATCCTTATGAGGTATATTACGCTTACTCCATCTTTGGGTACAACAAGGAACGTTGTATTAAATAAAGGGTCCCCTATACTGCATCGTAGATTATCGTAGGCAGATACCCTTGCCCTCATCTGGCGCTATGATGTTTCATTCTTCATAGTGAAAAAGAATATGGGGGTCCATACCTTATATTCACCACGGGGTTCGACTCTACCTCGTCAATAAAAGGGTCGCCAGGGGGATTAGCTCAGTTGGTAGAGCGCCTGCTTTGCAAGCAGGATGTCAGCGGTTCGAGTCCGCTATTCTCCATTCGCTATTTGCGAATAGCGAATATTCCTCTATAGCTCAGTCGGTAGAGCGTTTGACTGTTAATCAAAATGTCCCTGGTTCGAGCCCAGGTGGAGGAGTCCGTGTGAAGGAAGTGTATGTGCAGTGTGATCGATGATTTCCTCCCAGAGGATGTTTTCACTTCATTATGCAATGCCACTGTGTACAACCGAGAGTTTCCATGGTTCTACGATGTAAAACTGGAAACTTCTTCGGTTGATCCAACATATAACTATCAGTACGTTCATAAGTTTTACGACAAGGACCAACCTCAATCACCATACTATAATGTGATTGAAGAAACCTTTGCCGAACGTCTGAATGTTAAGAGTTGGATCAGAATCAAACTAAATATGACGCATTCAACCCCATCCTGTATAGAGTGGGGAAGTCATACTGATGTTCCTAAAGACTGGCAGTCTAAGACTGCCATCTTTTACATGAACACTAACAACGGATATACTAGAATCCTAGAACCATCCGATGAAAGTATTGGTATCATTAAAAGTGTCCGTAACAGGATGCTAGTGTTTGATGGAAAATACGAACACACAGCAGCATCCGCAACTGGATACACCCGCCGTTTTGTTCTTAACCTAAACTATTTTTAATGGGTATTTCACATGGGCATGTTCGACACTATCCGATCTTCCTATAACCTAGGCAAAGGTATGGACGGAGAACTTCAAACTAAATCGTTGGATTGTTTGATGGCAGAGTATTGGATTTCTCCTGCAGGTCAACTCTATGAGATTGATTACAGTGGTACCCAAGATTTTGCTGTGAACGAGCAGGATGATACCCCCTTCTGGAAGGGTATAACATGGGTTCCCAATGGAAATCACGGTAAGGTTCGTGCCTCAGAATACTACGGTGTTATTGAAGCATATCCTGCCAACTGGAAGGGACAGTGGGAAGACTGGCCCACTTGCCAAATGACCTTCTGTGCTGGTAAGATAGTCTCAGTTACGAACATCACATGTCGATCACGCTGAAGTATCATCGTCAGGATAACTATTTCGACAACATGACGCTGCCTGAACAAACCATCACGATGGAGGTGCCTTCAGAAGAACTCCTTCCATACCAAATGATTCGGTTGTTTGCTTCTTTCATGAGGAGCATGGGATTCTCTGATTATGAGATTATGGATGCGGGTATGCACATTGCTCTCTTTGAAGACAACGATGATTGTCTTGTGCAGAAAGTATTGACTGAGTATGAACTCTGCAAGAATGAGGACTACGTTGATCTTAAGTACGAGAATGCTGATCTCAAAGCAAAACTTTCTCGGGTATTGAATCCTGACGCTCCCAACTACACGGATGATGAGATTTCTGCAATGACCCTGGAGAATAGTTATGAGTTTGGACTTGATGCTTGATAAGTTTGTCGAGGCAGCACAACTGCTGAAAGACAAACATGATGTTGACATCCGCGATCTACTGGAGCGTAGGGGTGTTATCACACCAAACAACGTCAGGTGGCAGATCGATGATCAAGATTTGCTAAACAAGTATGAACTCAAGGATACTGTAATCGACCACTATAAGTGGAAGACAGATCCAGAGAGAAGAACACTGGTTCAGTGTAGAGGTAACATCTACCGCAAGAGTAATGGTAAACTAATCCTAGGTGGATGGGATGGTTACAAAAACTATCGTGTTGTTGCAGTGACATGCAAGAACATTCATGGTGAGTTGCAATCATTCAAGTTTCAATACCACACACTTGCATTCTTCCTCTATAATAAACGTTGGCCAAGAACACCTGTTGTTGATCACAAAGACGACAACAAGATGAATAACTCTGGCGGAAATCTAGAGGAATCTAACTACACAGACAACCACCATCTTCGTAAGGCAAATACTCGATCGAGCAAGTTGCCTAAGTTGCCTAAAAATGCCCAGGAAAGTCCTATAATAAGTCTGTATAAATAGACCAGAAGAATCGTACTGTTTCGTAGTGGCAACCAAAAGAATATCCCAGTTAGATACGATTGCGGACGGATTGGTGACGGGTGAGGCAGTCCTGCCCATCGTTATCTCCGACCCTCTTATTCCTAACAGGAAAGCAAAAGTTAACCAACTCTTCCGTGGTGTTGCTGCGGGATCACAGTCTGCGCCTGGTCTGGCGTTTGACCTTGACCGAGATACAGGTCTGTATCAATCAGCGGTTAACGAACTGGGTCTAACGTTTGGTACCTCCTCTGTATATCATTCTAGAATCGCCAACACTGATGGTTCTAGCACAGTAAATACCAGAGTCATTGACACTGCGGCGTCTAACTCTAACTACCAGATCTCTCCCCAGGGTTCTGGTTATTTTACTGTTAATGGTATTTCGCAGTTTACTGACCAAAATACGATCTTCATCGGTGCACAAAACCCTGGCAAGAAAGTATATTTCAACGTCGATACTGTGTCTCTCCAGACTGGTACTCGCCGCCTGGATATGCCCGACTTGGGTACACTGACATCTTCAGTTCTTCTTGCTGATAACACTGTCCAGACTGTCTCTAACAAGACAATCATTATCAAGGACTCTGAACTCAGCGTCATTGGTTCTTCCAATGCATCAAAGGTTGCCAAGTTTGAAGTTGACACCTGGGAATCTCCTGGTACTCACACATACAAACTGCCTGACTTTGGTGCTGCTGTTGTTACATCTACACTTCTTGATGATGTAACTGATCAGGATGTGTATAACAAGAACATGGTTAACCCCACGTTCTCCAACACACCTTCCACCGATCCTAACAACCCCACACGTTTCGTCATCTTCGATCAGTCTAGACTGACACAAGATAGAACAGTTACGTTCCCTGACTTGAACGTCATCGTTGTTGGTGAAGCAGCATCCCAAACACTGAGCAACAAATCATACAAAGGTGCGGTGCTTGAGGACATCGCTGATGAAACGAAGAAGGTCTTCTTCAACCTCACAAACCTCAACTCAAACAGCACTCTGGACTTCACCTTCCCAGAGGGCAGTATTGCATTCCCGCTAAATAATGGCGGTAACAGTAATGTACTGGTTGCTGAGCAAGCAACTCAGATCGTTAATAACAAAATCTTTCAGAACGCAAGTTTCGATAACCCTGTAGAACTGAACGGTAGAGTTATTATCGATGCCTCTAACATCACAGAGACAGTGACCATTCAGTTCCCTAACGCGAACGCTACATTGCTGTCCACAAACAACATTAGTGATGTTGCTATTACCTTCGGTGGTCCTCTCTCGGCACCGACATTAGGTGGTTCTATTAGACTTCAATCTTATTTCCAAGCAGGTTGGTAATCAAACATGACAGCAGGAAGACTCGCAGCAAAATATCTGTCTGCAACTACAAACACTGTAGTGTATGGTGCAGACATTGATAGCACCGCAAGTGTGATGGTGACTGCCGCCAACTGGTCTGGTGGTGCAGCAGCATACCGCTTGGCACTTAGAGATTATGATCAAATCCTCAGGGTTTCTGGTCCTCAAATCAATGCAAATGGTGGTGCAGCATCGACGCACCAGTTTGTAAAGGGTAATCCCGTTACTGGATATAAACTCAAGGTTGCTCCTGGTTTTACATATGCCCAGGCGGTCCCTGGTACAACTATTAGCAGTGCACTTGGTTCTACTGCCAAACTGCTGGACGTGTACAAACCGATCGATACTATTCTGTACTATGTGAAGTTTGAAGAGATCTCTGATCTTCCTTTTGCTCCTGAAACTGTTGTCGGTCAACCTGTTGGTGGTGAGACAATCACTGGTGCAACTTCTGGTTTGGTTGCTACAAACCGTGGTTTCCTGGCACAAGACAACCTTGCTCACGTCAACATTCCTGATGTTGCTTCTGGTACCAATCAAGTAAAAGTTTCCAGAAATACTGGTCTTGCTGATAGTCAGATTTTGACCATTGGTCCTTCTTTCCCCCCTGGTGGTGGAGCATCGACTACTGAACTGGTCACCATTGACGTTGGTGGTATTAACCTGACCAACAACACACTGACTATCACTCGTGGTGCATATGGCACTGTTGCTCGTGCAATCAAGTCTGGTGAGTATGTAACTGCATTCACTCTGTCTGCAACTCAAACCACAGTTAACGAAGGTGCAACATTTGCTGCTGGTGACGTAACTCTCACACTGACTGATTCCACTGGTTTCCTTACTGGTCAGTTTATCACCATTGATAACGAAGTGATGGAAGTCACCGACGTTAATGGTAACGATTTGACTGTTAGTCGTGGTGCATATGGCACTGCTGACGTTGACCATAACGATGGTTCTACTGTCACCGCTCTGACCGACTCTGGTCAATATCTCCTTAACTACTTCACCGAGGACGAGAACGTTACCTTCGGTACAAGTAATGCAACTGCAACTCTGGGATTCACTGTTGCTCAGGATGTTGAAATCACTCCTAGTTTCATTCTCTCTCAGACCAGTGCTGTTGCAACTGATCATGAGATTATTGAACCGATCACAGCAAACAACGAAAGAGTTTATCGTTTCGATCAGTCGGATGCTTCCAATGCTGGTCACCCATTGAAGTTCTCGGGTGATAACGAAGAAGGTTCAAACTCTTCGACGGGTACAGAATACACTGCAGGTGTTATCAAGGTTGGTACTGCTGGATCTGGTGGTGCATACTCTCAGATCACCATTGATGACAACATTCCCACCACACTGTATGCATTCTCTGATGCTGGTGTTGATGGTGATGGCAACGCTAACGATGCTGGTGGTGGTTTCACATTTGAACCCGTACTTGCACCTCTCTATGAAGAGATCTATGTCTACAAAGTAGCAGGCGAACCTTTCACTGCTGCTGATACATTCACCGTTGGTACTACAACTCAAACCATTCAGCAGGGTGGCATCACTCCTGGTGCTTATGGTTATGTTCATGCATACGATGCAGATACAGCACTGCTGAAGGTATCTCTGGACATCGGATCTGCAGCATTTGCAGACAACGACGAGTTCTACACTACACCTACACAGAACAACGCAAACAGAACACTTGTTCAAGCAGTTGATGGTAAGATCCTGACCATTTCTGGTCTGAGTGGTGCTGACGCTTCTCGCGTTCCTGGCACATACAATGCAGTTGCATGGTCTACAAGTGCTGCTGGTGTAAGTGCAGTCTTCAATGTAGTTGTTGCTGCTGGTGGTGGTGTGACTCTCACCATTGTTGATGGTGGTTCAGACTTCATTGCCGCCGATACTGTCACAATCAATGACTCTGTATTGGGTGCAGGTGGTGCAGCAAACGTAACATTTACTGTTGCAACTGTCTCTGATGCTGTGCATGTAGATGTGGACGAGGCAGAGAGTCAAGATTATCTGCTCTATGATAAGTCTATTGCTAACAACGATCAGCAACGCGATACTGCAATCGTAGTTGGTCCTGGTCAGAACTTGCTTGCATATGCTTCTGCACAGATTGCAGTTGCAGTGCAAGGATTTGAAACTGCATCTTCGGACTATGAAGTTGTTCACCTTCCGAAGGATGCTGGTGATGATGGTGCTCCAGTAGTACCCTAATAAATAGTCAAACGGCACCGTTGGAATCCGAATAAATGGCACTTACTCGTCTTAAGAATATCATCACGTCGAGGACGGGACGTATTATCTACGTCAACCCCGACGACTTCGATGCATCGGATGCATATGATAACAGAGGAAACTCAGCACTGCGTCCGTTTAAGACGTTGCAACGTGCCTTCCTTGAGGTGGCACGTTTCTCGTATCGTGTCGGTCTAAGTAATGACGAGTTCGACGCATTCTCGATCTATCTGTATCCATCAGAATACGTCATTGACAACCGCCCTGGTGTATCAGATTTCAACGCTATTCAACCTTTTGATGCCAACACTAACTTCGATATTACAAGTTCTGCGAATGTCCTTTATAGGTACAACTCAACTGATGGTGGGGTTATCGTACCGAGAGGTTGTTCTGTTGTTGGTAGTGACCTCCGTCGCACTAAGATCGTACCTAAGTATGTTCCGTACCCAACAACATCAGGTACCCTAGGTATCACTGCTGCCAACGAACCTGTTAAGTCTGCTATCTTCTTGCTGACAGGTGCATCGTACTTCTGGCAGATGTCATTCTTCGATGGTGACAACAATGGTGTTTATTATCGTGGTGACGATATTGCAACTATCGCTCCTAACTATTCCCACCACAAGATAACTTGTTTTGAGTTTGCGAAGTCTTCCGATCTTGATCTGTACTACCAGAAGATCTCCAAAGGTTACGCAACTATTCCCGATTCCTCTGGTATTGTTGCTCAGGACCAGATTCAGGCACGAGTCGAAGAAAACAGAATCGTTGGTCCGATTTCTGACGAGTTTGCTGTTTCTCAGATTGTACGAAATGGTCAGACTGCTACTGCATTCACAGTTGACGAACAGGGTAATCCTAAGAATCATGGATTCTCAGTGGGCGTTGCTGTTAATATCTCAGGTGTTACTGGACCAACTGAGCAGGATCAACTGCTTTACAATGGTTCGTTCCTGATTACATCTGCACAAGGTAACCAGTTCACTTATCAGATGGCAGCAGAACCATCAGGTAATGCTCTTGGTTCTAACATTCTGGTTAAAGTTGAGATCGATACAGTTGACTCTGCATCGCCATATGTGTTTAACTGTTCATTGAGATCTGTCTGGGGCATCAATGGAATGCACGCAGATGGTTCCCGTGCAACTGGTTTCAAATCGATGGTGGTTGCACAGTTCACGGGTATCTCTCTGCAGAAAGATGACCGTGCATTTGTTCTCTATAACCAGTCAACTGGTGCATATGAAGCACAAGCACAAGGATCGGGCGCACACATTAACGGTCTGGCGAAATACCGTAAAGGATGGCGGCACTGCCATATTCACGCATCCAACGGCAGTTTCATTCAGGTTGTGTCTGTGTTCGCTGTGGGATTTGGTGACCATTTCTTTAGTGAGTCTGGTGGTGACCTATCCATTACTAACTCAAACTCGAACTTTGGAAACACTTCGCTGCGTTCAAAGGGTTTCTCAAGCGCCGCATTTACTAAAGATAAAGCAGGTGCAATCACCCACATCATTCCACCGAAATCTCTGTCGGATGTTATTGAGGTCCCAGTAAACTGGGTGTCTCTGGACATTGCAAAGACTCGTGCTGCTGCTAATAGTTCTAGACTGTATCTGTATGGTTATAGTGTAGAGACAGCACCCCCGCCGTCTAAGGTTCAGGGTTACACAATCGGTGCACGTAGAGACTCGGCATCACTTCCCGACCAAGTATTTGTGCTTCTGAAAGCATCGGGTGCTGCGGATCCTACAACTCACTATGCATATATCAATCCCGCTGGTCCTCAAGTAACAGGCACAAGACCTAATGATATTGAAGGTCTGAACCCGATCAAGTGGGACCCTGCACAGAATAACTGGTATATCCAAGTTGATCCTAACAACAACACGATCTATACCACACTTCTGGCGAACTCGTTGTATCAGAACTTGGCATTCTCTCCGCCGAGTTTCATCCGTCGTGTTCCCGACCCCCGTAACCTTGTTGACAGAACATATCGCTTCCGTTATGTACTGGACAAGGATGCATTCCCCGTTCCTCGTCAACCCATCACTGGTTTCGTTCTGCAACCTAGATCGTCTGAAACTAACTCACCTTCATATAGCAAGGTGTACTACATCTATGCTGTAGAAACATTCCAAGAGTTTGTTCGTGGTGAAGCAGATGGTATCTACTATCTGACACTTCTGTCTGCGTCGGTTACTCCTTCCACGGATAACTTCAACGACATGGCATTCTCTCAGAGAACACAGGATGTTTATCCTGCATTCGACAGAGATAACCCTTCTGCTGACCCTGCTGCCGCTGTGTCTGTTGCTGATAACGAAACTATCGGTCTGGTTAAGACCACCGATGGTGCAACACCTACACCCAAAGTTGATACTCTGCGTTCTATTACTAGAGAAGCAGCACAGTTCTTCTTGCTTGAAGGTGAGAACAACCTGGGATACAACACTACATCTAACACACTGAATAGTGTTTCTGTTACTGCACGTCTGGGTGACGAAGAAGATCGTAAGATTGCACTCAAACTGAATGCTGACCAGTCAGTCGCACCTCTGCTGATTGAACTGCGTCGTTATTCGATTCTCCGTGCATCTGGTCACACGTTTGAATACCTTGGTTTCGGTCCTGGTAACTACTCAACTGCATTCCCCTCTACTCAGGTACAAGTTCTGAGTGAAGATGAAGTGAGATTGTCTCAGCAGTTGAAAGAAGAAGCAGGCGTTGCATACTTCACTGGTGTTAACTCTGACGGTGAACTCTACATTGGTAACCAAGTTATCAACCCAGTTACGGGTGCGATTACATCCGAAGATATTGCACAACTGAACGTTGTTGGTGAAGAGGGTGAGATTGAAACCTTCTCTGAGATTGTGCTTACCGACAAACTGACTGTTATCGGTGGTGCATCTAACCAGTTGGAATCTGTATTCTCTGGTCCTGTAACCTTCCAGAAGAAGATTACATCTCAAGAGAACATTCAAACTCTCAAGCAAACATTCTCCAACGATGATGGTACTGTGTTGAAGCAGTTCTTCCTCGCTGAAGAACTCCCCAACGGTGAACCTGATGTTGCTGTTGGTACTGCATTCAACAATGGTGACATCTGCTATAACATTGACTGGACACCTGGCACACCTCTGGGTTGGATCTATGATAATGCTGTCTGGTATAAGTTCGGCATTTCTGATTCTGGTCAGATCTTCACAGGTAGATTCAATGGTAACACTCACTTCGGTCTGGGTGAAGCAGCAGATGCATCTTGGAGATTGAAAGTAAATGGCAACGCCAAGATTACAGGTAACTTCGATGTTACAGGTACATATGGTTGTGCTGATAAATACTCTTTAGCAACTGGTGTTGCTAATGGTAACGCAGGTGTGACATATGCAGGCGATGGTACTACCACTTCCTTCGCTATTACTGCTGGTCACAATGCATATTCTGTCCTTGTATTCTTGAATGGTGTTTGCCAGGTTCCTGGCGTTGATTACACCGTCACTGGTAATGCTGTTGACTTTAGTGTTGGCACTCCTCCTGCAACAGGAGACACGCTGCAGATCCGTGAACTCGTAATCTAATAACCACTCCGAAGGGATAACATGACGACAAAGATTATCGGTAACCAGATAAACGCGACGACACGAGGCATCGTGACATCGTGGGACGTTACTGAACAAATCAATCTTCCTGATCTTAACCAAACGCAAGTTGATGCCCTTGGCACTCCTGCGTTTGGTACTGTTGTGTATAACACAACTGAAGATGAGGCACAGATCTATAAGCAAGATGCTCGTCAAGGTTTGCCTGGTTGGGCATCAGTAGGTGGCGGTGGTCCTAGTCTTGGTGAAGGTTCAATCATTCGTACGAATGGTACAGTCATCCAAGAGAATATCACTGTTGGTTCTGTTGCTAACGGTGGAGATGAGTACACCAACGGTTTCACCTTTGGTGAGGTTGAGATTCAGAACGGATACACCGTAACTGTTGAGAACGGTGCATCATGGACTGTGTTCTCAGATAAGCAGACTGATACCTATGAGTATAAGAGATACCTCGCTATCTCCTCTGATGGTCACTTCCGTATGGACCCTGGTGCAGGGTTTGAAGTAGCGGCAAGAAGAAGTCACAGAGAATACTTCTATCGTGGTGGCGTAGTTCCCATCGATATTAGAAGATCTTCATATTGGTATTCCGACTCAGGTAGCGGATCTAACTACACTATTGATTTCACCAATGTACCTACATCTGGTGAATCGATTATGACATCTGTCTTCCACTTTGTATTCATTATCCGTGGTGGTTTCGGTTCCCCCTCTGGATATATTACAGGTGTTAGGGTAAATGGTAGCGGTATTCCTTGGTGGAGTATTTCTAACAATGGTAACCCATCTACATATGATAGAATCGAATGTGAACTTTGGTACGATGCATCCGCTGCAGGTTGGCGTATGATTGGTCGCCGTATTGGTTATTGATCTGTATAAATAAGTTGTAAAGAGGTTTCAAAAGAATGAGTACCCTAAAAGTTGCATCTGTAAAAGACCTCGCTGGTCAAGGTGGTTTTTCCTTCTCCAGTGGTTCTATCACTGCAAACGGAACTCTCACTGTTTCTAACATCCAGATTAACGGAACTATCTCTGGTTCTTCTGGTCAGATTATCCCCTCTCAGAGTGGTCAATCTGGTAAGTACCTGACAACTAACGGCAGTACATTGTCGTGGGGCACTATTGAGGCAGGTGGTGGTCCGATTTCCATCAACGTATATAATAACAACAGCACTTGGAACAAACCCAGCGGTGTTAAGCGTATCTGGGTGAAGTGTACTGCTGGTGGCGGTGGTGGATCTGGTTACGGTGAATCTGGTGGTGCTGGTGCACACACAGAACAGATCGTTGACGTTGCTAACATCAACTCCATCGGCGTGACTGTTGGCGGTGGTGGTGGTGGCGACGGTTACTCGGGTCGTTCTGGTAACGGTGGTTCCTCTTCTTTTGGTAACTATTGTTCTTCTGGCGGTGGTCAGGGTGCTAACCGTCAGCGTCAACACGTTGGTGGTCTTGGTGGTTCGCCTTCTCAGGGTGCTATTCAGGTCTATGGTGGATCTGGTAACGGTCACGAAAACGGTCAACCTGGCATTGGATTCGGTGGATCCTCTTTCTGGGGTGGTGCCTCTGGTACTTCTCACCACCAACAACAATGGTCTCAGAACCACCGTGGACACGCTGCATGGGGTGCTGGCGGTACCGCTGGTCGTAACTCTGAGCGTGGTGGCGATGGTCGCCAAGGTTATGTGGTAGTCTACAACTTCAACTGATAATCAAATGAAAAGAGCACTTATTTCCGCAACAGGATTTCCAACCGACATTGTAGACCCAGGCGCAGAGTTTGAGATCTACACTGGTCCTGGCGCTAAACTTCGCTGGGTAGATGCACCCGATGAGATAACACTCGATTGGAAACTTGAGTTTAACGAGTGGATTCCTGATCATGGTCATGTTGATCCTTTCGCAGCAAGAATCGTTGGTTATGGTGCATCTGGTGCACAGTTTGCTAGACTGTTTGATGACATCAAGGCAGGAGTGTTTGGTGAAGCAGCAAAAGAAGGTAAGTTTTTCAAGGCAGTTCAATCTGTCAAGGATGAAACTCTTGCCAAGTACGGTGAGTTGGAGTATGATGAGAACGGACAACCGATCGATAAGTATAAACCATGGTCTCATAATGAGGACATCCCTGCATGGATGACTCGTGCAGAGGCAGAGGAAGCATTCCCCGATCTGGTGAATGATCCCGACTATAAACTGTATGTCACCCATATGGTTGAGGGTGACGGTTGCCCATTTGATCCTAATCAGGATCCCGTACTTCCTAGAGATGCAATGCCTGAGTGGAACTAAAGTATGATTCGTAATGTTGTTATTGTAGGCGGTGGATCTGCTGGTTGGATGACCGCTGCCGCCTTTGAAAGACTCCTCCCTGAATATAACGTAACCCTTGTAGAGTCCCCCGATGTGCCTATTACTGGCGTCGGGGAATCTACTTTAGGGCATATCAACATGTATATGTGTTTGCTCGGGTTGAAAGATGAAGAGTGGATGGCAGATTGTGAAGCAACACATAAAGTTGGAATCAGATTCACAGACTTCTACAAGAAAGACGGTACGCACTGGGATTATCCTTTTGTGGATCCTTCTAACGCTGCTTTGCCTGGGGGACTTGTATCTTTCTGGGCGCTTCGTAATGCTTATCCTGAGAAATACTCACACCCTAACTCATTCGCCAGAATGATAAATGGGAACACATTGTTGATGGAAGAAAACAGAATCGATGATTCTGGTAAGTGGGGTGACATGGGGACGGACTATTCCTATCACATGGATGCAGTCAAGTTTGGTCAATGGTTGAAGAATAATGTGTGCAAGAACGTGAAATACGTTCAAGGACATGTTATGGATGCAGACTTTGATGAGCAAGGTAACATCGAACGTCTGCACCTTGACACCAATGTATTCCTAAAGGCAGATCTATTTGTTGACTGCACAGGATTTAAGTCTGTGTTGCTGGAAGGATTGATGGGGTCTAAGCATATCCCATTCAATGACATTCTCCCCAACAATAAGGCAACGGTCTGTCGTATTCCGCATCATGATGCATCAACTCAGATTGTCAACTATACAAACTGTACTGCACTAGGCAATGGATGGGTATGGAAGGTACCTCTGTGGACTAGATCAGGCACAGGATATGTCTGGTGTGATAAGTATCAGAATGAATCAGGTGCAGAACAAGAGTTCAGAGAGCATCTTGCCAAACATCATACAAATGTACCTGATGATTTCCGTGTCATTGATATTCGCAGTGGCAAGCATGAGAAAGCATGGGTGAAGAATGTTGTTGGTGTTGGTCTTTCCTATGGATTCTTAGAACCACTAGAGTCCACTGGATTGTTGACGGTACATGAACAGATTCGTCGTCTGATTGAAACACTACAGACTAGAGGTGGTGTGGTTAGTAGTATTGAAAAGGCAATGTTCAATAATGCTGCTGATCGTGAGATTGATGGATTTGCTGATTTCATTGCATGGCATTATGCCTTCTCGATGCGTAGAGATACAGCATACTGGAGGTATGTGACCGAAGAGATTGACTACGCAAAGAATCACTTTGCCATGAATCATCCTGAGGATAATCCATTCCGACTGCTGACAGATTGTAAGTATGTCAAGCATGAGTTTCCTGAGGAGTTTACTGGTGATTTGTATGTTCTCGCTGGTAATGACTTCGCTACACTTAGAGGACAGGGACAGATTATCACTGAGAAACGATTTGGCACTCCACCTGTTGCACAGTGGGATGCTCAGGTTGACAGTCATATGTACTGTGCGCTAGAATATATCAAGCAACTACCTACATCTTATGAGTATTTGAGGGACACCATCTATGCTGTTTCGTAAGAGAAAACCTATCAGGTTTTGGTCTACAGTCCCAGGTGTAAAAGATTGCCATCCTGTATATCCAGCACACAAACTGGAACGCAGTATGTCAAAGTGCCCATTTGCTGCTATACAACAACATGCCAGCAAGTGTCCTGCACTGAAACAATGGAGCAATACGGGGTTTATTATTCCTGCTCCGTGTGACTTCTACATCATCACCAATGGTGATGGGGTTACTGTAGATTGGAAGTCTCCTACGTTGCTTGATACTGACAATGGATTCATTACGATCCATGATGATAAGCAAGCAAAGGAATCTGCACCACCTCACAGTATGGATTCTGTGATCAAGGTGGGTACAACCTGGAGAGTGTGGGCACCGAAGGATATTGTGCTTATCCAATCCCCAGTGCTATATAATGGTGAGAAGCGTTTTACTGCTGCAAGTGGTATCTTTGATCCCACAAGAGTTCCACAACTCAATGCACAACTTTATTGGCATGTGTTAGAGGGTGAGACACTCATTGAAGCAGGAACGCCACTATTTCAAGTCACACCTATTCTTCGCAAATCGCTTAGACAGTGGGACTATGTAGTCGAGGATGCTAATGAATCTGATCGCATGTTTGAAGCAGCGATCTCATATAATATGACATCTAAGTTTAACATAGATACACATAGCGTCCTTAAAAACAACCAAAAGATTATTGAGAACCGTCATGTCTGAAGAACTTAAAGTATCGTCCATCGATGAACTGTGGGATAATCTTGCACTGCAACATGCAGTCAAGATGGAAGAATATCTTGTGCTCAAAGGTCAAGTCGATGGTGTCGCGAATAATCCCACCTCACAAACAAGTGGTACCACATTCGATCTTAGAGATCTCCAAGGAAAGCGTGATGAACTTGTAAAGATTGAGGGTGCACTTGATGCTCTGAATATCATCTTCACTCAGATCGAAGGTAAAGAAGAACGCACATACGTTATTGAACCTGAGCGTCCCGCACCTAAGGTGAGAACAAAGGGTAAATCGGGTGAGAAGTATAAAGAACTGGAAGAATGGCATCCCGATTACGACGCACCGAAAGTTAATATCGGTTTGTAATGATTACGCAAGAGTTGTTATTTCCTACACCAGTATGGTGGCAGGACTTTGAACTCGATACCAATGAACTGACGACTATCTGCCACCATGTTCGTGATGAGTATGGTGGTCAGATTAGATCAAATGTTGGTGGGTATCAGTCAAATGATTTTAATGGTGCACATCTATTAACTGTTGATGATGAGTTGGGCAAACTTGCCAATCGTCTCACAGAGATGGCATCAGAAATCTATGCACGATTTGAACCACAGGGTACACATGTGGAGTTAGCAAATCTGTGGATCAATATAAACAACGGCAGTGATTACAATGTCACGCATACACATCCTGGTTCTGTAATCTCTGGTGCATACTATGTCACTGCACCCGAAGATGCAGGCAAGATTGTATTTTGTAGAGATCATTCAAGTGCATTTAACTTCTCTTCAGTAGGTACAATGCAGGACTTTGCATTGGGTGAGGGTGAACCTTGGTTATGGAATCAGTTTAGTTACCCACCGATGGTGAATAGGTGTATAATGTTCCCAGCATGGTTGCCACACAAGGTAGAGAGGAGTGAGACTCAAGAAGAACGCATCTCGATCTCCTTCAACCTTGTTCCTGTGCAAACTCATGATAGAATATCGTACGGCATCGTAAAGAAGATCAATGAATGTTGAGTTCCTTTTCCCCACACCAGTCTGGCATGATGATGTCGATCTGAATACTGATGCCCTACTGGCATTCAGTGTTGACTACATGAACCCCAACAAGATGAATGGGGGTAGTTATGAATCCTGCAATCTCCTGGCATCACAGTATCGTGATAGCAAGTGTGTTGTTGGTAGTTTTGTCAGACAAGTAGAAGCAAAGGCAAACGAAGCATTCCAAGACTTCGGACCTTTGAATACATATGCTGAGATGGATCGCTTCTGGTTCATTAGTGTCCCACCAGGAGATCGTATGGCATTACATACACATCCTGGTGCTGTGTTGTCTGGTGTTGTATATCTGCAGGTGGCACCATTGCCTGCTGATGCTGGTGCTATTAGTATCCGTAGAGATGCAGCAACCGCACACATGTATCATTCCTTGGGTGCATATACCTCCTGCAATCGTGGTGACAATCAGATCACCTGGGACTCTGTAACTTATCGTGCTGTAGAGAACAAGATGATTCTGTTCCCTGCATGGCAACCACATTCTGTGACAGAGAATAGATCAGACATGGATCGTATCTCTGTATCATTTAACTTCCGTGTTAAGGAAGGTGTATATCCAGACACAACAAGATCATGGCAGTAAATGTATATCACACATCAGTGATTCCTTCTGGTCCTGATGAGGACTACCAGATTCCTACCTTTGCTGAAGATTGGGAGATTACACCCACCATTGCATACAATGATGGGATAAAGTCTCACGACCATATGTATTGCCCAGCACACAAAGAGTGGTGTAAGAATAGGTGGACATTCTATTTCCCATTTGATCTACACTTCAGGTGTAGCAATGAGCATCGCATGATCGGATCTGATACGCATGGAGATAAACTCCAAGATCTGTTCATGATTAGTCCTAACTGGTGGAATGATGAACTGCCTGAGATACAAATCAGATACAATACATTGTTCTGGACTGATGCCAAGAATGTGTGGGTAGAATATACTGGACACCCCACAGTTGCACAACATGGGTTTAGTGTTGTCCCTGGCACATTTCCTGTCTCATCATGGATGAGATCGTTGCCCATTGGTATTGTTCCTCATCGTATTGATGACGATATAGTAATCAAACGTGGCACACCTATCTTTCATGCTAAGTTTGTGCGTGGTAAAGATACATTCAAACTGAGTAGAAAGACACCATCTCCTGATAAACTAGAAAGGATCAAACAGGATCAGCAACTCAAACACTGGGCACCATATAAGTCCTGGGATTTAATCATGAAGAGGGAATCTAAATGTCCATTTCGTATCCATTTCTGAATCCTAACCACTACACATGTGGTGACACCCCGATGTTATTCAAGGGTGTATGTGACACACCCACAGAGTATGTGCACTGGGCAGATGTTGAGCATTGCCTAAACAATCCCTGGGTGTATAATGTTGAGATTTTAGATAACAACAACACCAAAGTTCCTATGCCCACTGTGCCTCACCCGTGGCATGGTAACTGGCATCCAGACAAGAAAGTTATCTTTGAACTTGTCAATAGGAACAACACATTTGTGATCGCTAAGTATGGTCATCACAATGCTCGTGTTAATGCATTGCTGCGTAGGATTGAGGGTACATTCGATGTAGCATGTGATGCACACATTTATGGTGCATTAGGTGGTGCAAGTTCATTCAAGATTCATTGGGATCAACCAGCAAACTTCATCATGCAAATACATGGTGAGACACACTGGACAGTATATAATGAGAGAGTGAGTACACTTGTCAAATATACTGGATTCCCCTATAATCCTAGTAAGGATGAAGTAACACCTGCAATCGATACGGTACTACAACCTGGAGACATGTTGTATATACCATCACGCTGCTATCATTGTGCTCGTCCTGATCAAGAACGACTGTCCCTAAGTATTCCATGTTGGCATGATCCTGAGAACAAACCAGACAGAAATCAATACGCACTTAATCTCTGATGTAGCAACAAAAGAGATTGAACGTATAGTTACCTCGCCTGAGTTTCCATGGCATTATATACCTGATGCCACAGACCTTGTGCCCTCTGGTGGTGGTGCATTCATGCATCTATTAAAGATGGACTATGAGGTACGATCACCATACTATGATCTATTTCATCTAGAGTTGTGTCAGTTTGCAAGTCTGTATGGATATAGTCATGAGGATATATATCGTGCACGATTGGGTTTGTTGTATCCTACCAAGAAGAAACATAACAAACCACATGTAGACTTCAGTGAGGAACATGACGTGGTGTTGTGGTATATAACTGAAAACGAAAAAGCACCCACGTTGTTCTTCAATGACAGACTAGAACTCACTGATAGTGTAGACTGTAGGCAGGGTCGTGTAGTACATTTCCCTGGACATATTCTACATGCATCAACACCACCCAAGGAAGGCATTCGTGTCGTTCTAAATGTAAATCTGAAGAGGTCAGTATGATTACACAATGGTTCGATAGATCGAAAGGTGAATGGCATTCCCACCGTAGATATTTGTATGGTGAGAGTGCAGAACTCATGACCAGTGAACTCCTCGTTGGTGAACTAAATGATGCTGAGAAAGCAGTCATCCCAGAAGATGTCCACAGTGACTATTATGTAAAGTTTGGATGGGAAACTGTTAAATATAGTTCAGGTGAACCTGCTTCATCTGGTGAGATGCTTGTCGGAATCAATAGTAAGGATGGGAAGATGTATCGCTCTCAGGGATATATGACCTCCAGTCCCACCATGACTGATGTAACTATGATTGATGAGGATACTATCCTCTTTGATACAGAATATGGAAAACAAAGATTTCGTGAAGAGATTCGACTTTTACATAATGACACGGTAAGATTACGACAGACGATTGGTTTCAAGGGCAACCGTGTCACTATCGTCGGACAATACTACGAAACTCGTAAGGAGAACGAGACCGATGTTCCTCAAGTCAGCACAACTTAGTCACGAGGCAAAAGGATTACTTAAGAGGGCAATGTTACTATTACTCTCTGACCTCTATAAAAGGCAGGGAGACATCAGTCCTAAACAACGTGCTACGATTCATGAGATCGTTACTACATTACATCTTGAACCCACTGAAAAATGACTGTCTTTCCTATATTCTCCACACCTGTATTTGTTGACACCTATGACATTCCACAAGATGAGATAGATTTAATCAAACAGGAAGAATATAAGGATTACCCCAAGCGGGCAGATGGGATGCAGACTGTTGATACTCAGATTTTACGAAGGTATCCACAACTGCATCACATTTGTCTTGGACATATTGCCCACTATGCTCACAATGTCCTCGCTATTGATGATCGAGTGACGTGTGAGATTGTATGCTCATGGGTGAATAAACATCGCCCAGGTGAAAGAGCAGACAGGCATGGACATACCAATAGTATGTTCACAGGTTGCCTGTATCTTGACGTGCCTGATGATAGTGGCAACATTATCTTTGAGGCATCATATAATCATGCCACATGGAACACAGGTACATTGGAACCACGAACATGGGAGAATAATATATTCAACTCACGCATCTGGCAGATTGTACCTGAGCGTGGCATGATTGTATGCTTCCCTGCACATGTAGACCACTACACAGGATACAATGAGTCTATACAAGATAGATATTCATTAGGATTTAATGTAATCATGAAGGGTGACTTCAGTGCACCCACACGAGATTTGGTGCTATGAACTTAGGTGATTACGATAGATCAGTCTTTCCACTGTTCAACAATCCATTATATGTGTCTCGCAATGCTCCACTGTCTACAGAGATAGTGGAGTATGTTGTTAATCAGGAGTATTATTCTGACCCACAAGAGAAGAATGGTGAGAATACTTCCAACCAAAGACTATTAGATGGGTGCCCAGAGTTAAAGGCACTGGTTGAGAGACATCTGAATCACTATTTGTATAACATACTGTGCTTCGATAAGAGATATGTAGCACGGCATCATTGTTCGTGGGCAACTAGACACAAAATAGGTCATTCTGCACACAAACATACACATTGCAACTCAATGTATAGTGGTGTCATATACATAAAGACGCCACCCAACTGTGGGGATATATTGTTTCACGCAGATTCCAATCGTGACACATATACAACACCAGCAATGAGACCTGATATTGTTGAGCACAATGTCTACAACTCATCGTGCTGGTCTATACCTGCTGAGGAAGCATTGATATTGCTGTTCCCATCAACTGTAGAGCATAGTGTTGAACCTAACCGAAGTCTGTCGGATCGGTATAGTGTTGCGTTCAACTATTGGTTGCATGGACAGTACGGAGACTGTACCAATAGGTTGACAATATGACCACACCCCTGCTAATCTCAGAGTCAGTTGCCCTGGAGATCAGGAACATCTTGAAATCACTTGAGATCGGATCACCCATTCGGTACAAAGGTTTAGAGGGTTACATCTGCTTTACCTGTAATGATTACATCTCAATGTGTTTTCATGAATATGAACACGGTGACCCATCTGCTAGACAACCAACAACACAATGTTGTTTGCTAATCTATCAACATGATTGGGATGAGATTGAAATAGAAGATTCACACTTCTACAATCACAAAGCATACCATGGTTACATTCCTGAACATCCTGGCAACGATATGCTACCTGAAGGAGAGCGCCCCCAATGAGTCCCCAACAAGATCCGCAACATTCAAACGCTAAGCAACTTCCCTCTGTTTATGACATCAAACGCGAAGAAATACAACGTTATTTGGAAGAGACAGAAGAAGAAAGGGCATACTTCGCAAGTTACAGCGACGTTTCTGACGCTAGTTGATGCGATTGAATGGGAAAAGCACCTCAAGAGGGGTGGTGTGACAGTTTGCGAAGTGCACCCTGTTTTCACCGACTGGTGAGGTGTGGTAGTATATTATTTCTGTTGAGCGATCCACATACATGACTGTTGTTCTTCGTCCTCACCAAGATCGTGCCCTTGCAGCAATGCAAGTCAACGATAAGGGTCAAATCATTGTCCCTACTGGCGGTGGCAAGACTTTCATCATGATTCAGGATGCACTGTGTCAACTGCAGCAATCTTCTACGATTGTTGTTGTTGCTCCTCGCATCCTGCTTGCTACTCAACTGTGTGATGAGTTCATGCAGTTCATTGACAGCAAGTCTGTGCATGTGTGTCACGCTCACAGTGGTGAAACCCATTACTTTCACTCTACCAAGAGCAGCAAGATTGCTCTCTTCAACAACACCGCTCGTGCAGCAGGTGAGTCCTGCATCATCTTCACCACCTATCATTCGCTGGGTCGTGTAGTTGATGCAGGCATCAATATCAGTGCAGTGTACTTTGACGAGGCACACAATAGTGTTGCTAAGTCTTTCTTCACCAGCACCTTTGCCATCTCTGATGTTGCAGAGCGTTGCTACTTCTTCACTGCTACTCCTCGCATCTCGCACAAGCATGAGCGTGGAATGCACAATCGTGAGGTCTATGGTGCCGTCATTGAGAACGTTCCTGCTTCGGAACTGATCAACAACGGTAGCATCATCCCTCCCCAGATTGTGCCATTCACCACAGACAATACTCGTAACAAGGTCAACGCACATGTCGTTGACAGCAACACCGTGCAGGACATCATTGACAATCTCGATGATACTCATGCTGCCAAGGTTCTTGTTGCAGTGCCGTCTAGTCGTGTGCTAGGTAACATGATCGGTCAGACCGATCTTCTCCAACAACTTAAGGATCGTGGTTACAATGTTCTCCACGTTACCTCTAAGTTCGGTGCCTATGTAGACGATAAGAAAGTCAATCGTGAGCAGTTCTTCAACACCCTGACATCTTGGGGTGCCGATCCTACCAAGAAGTTTGTTATCTTCCACTACAGTATTCTGTCTGAAGGTATCAACGTTCCTGGACTGACTCACTGCATCCTGCTCCGCAATCTCAACGTTGTTGAGATGGCACAGACCATCGGGCGTGTTATCCGTCTACATAAGGATGACGCCGCTCGCATTCGCAGCGGTGAACTTACCCCTGGTAAGTTTGACTTTTACAGGAAACCTTTCGGTTATGTAACTGTCCCTGTGCACCGCACATACGGTAAGCAAGTGACCAAACGACTGCAGAACGTAGTTGATGCTATCTTCGTGAAAGGCATTCCTCCTCTGTCCCTCGTCTAAATCTAATGCTTTACGATCAACCTCCTGCACCCATATATCAATGTGAAACTTGTACCCCTGCCGAACAAAGAACACTCTCGTTCTTTCAAGAAAAAGGGATCAAGGATAAGAATGCTCTCGCTGCACTGATGGGTAACATCAAGCAAGAAAGCAACTTTAATCATCTCGTTTGCGAAGGTGGTGCACTCACAGGATATTATGGATGCAAGTCTGGTGGATTTGGTTTGATTCAATGGACCACAATACACAGGTATAACGGACTAGCAAAGTTTTGCTATAAGCATACCTGCAATGTTGACTCGTTGGAAGGACAACTCCGTTATCTCTACAATGAGCAGCAGTTCCAAGGCATTCTGCCTAGGATGAAAACCCCAGGGAAAACAATCCCACAATATGTGCGTGATTCTTATCCCTGGTTGGGTTGGGGTATCCATGGCAATCGAACCCACTTTGCATATCAATACCATCGAAAGATGAAACTGAAATATACAATGTGACAGTCCATCAACCTCCACATGGGGCGGCACCACCGCCCCTTTTCTGTGTGTATAATGAAGAAGTCCAAACGACACAAGACAATGGCAGGCGGCATTCAGAAAGGCATGGTTGCTACTGATGCACATGCTCGCAAACTTGACAACCAATGTAAAGTCATCAAGGAAGAGATTGCAGACGTTCTGCAATATACTGGTGTGACATTGCAGAAGAAGTTGAAGAAGAATCAGATCCCTGGTGGTAAAGGTGCCTGCGAACCTGATGGTGGTGCATGGTTCTACAAGGGCAAACTGATCGCAGTGTTTGAAGGTAAGAAGCAGCAAGATGCTGGTAATGCTATCGAACGCTGGTTCAAGAACAACTACATCTGCCGCAAGATTAACCCTGATGTGTCATACGTCACCTTTGCAATCGGTGAGGGTGCATACTCTGATGGTGTGATCGGTAAGGCACTCAACGTTGCACACCTTGATGGGTTTGATACATATAATGCTGGTAGCAACTCGTGCTTCTTTAACACTCAAGGTTTTGCCCCTGAAGAGATCCGTGCTATCATGATTAAGGTTATTTCTGAACGTATTCAACATGTTGATAGTTGATAACTATTTCCCACAATGGATGGTGAATAAGAATGCAGAAGAGTTTCAACTTATACCTGTAACCTATACCAACTCACCCTACGGTCAGTATGAAGTGAGTCGGTTCTTTGGTCAGTTGCTTATCGATGAGGAGCGATGGATTGCACCCATTGCTCCTCATTGGTTTGTGGACTATTTGCATATGGTAGTGTGCAATGACATCCTGTTGGATTATAGAATCCAAAAACTTGATCGCTGCCTGCTGAACGTGCAGACGCCTGGGCAGAACGCCCAAAGTCACACGGATTGGGATGTTCTAAAGGGAAGCGACAGAATCAGTGGTCTGTATTACATCAGAGGCGATGGTGACACTCTGTTTTATACTGAACAGGGTGAAACTATGCATGTTGAGTGCAAACCAGGGCGATTAGTGCTGTTTGACAGTACAATATGGCATCAAGGTTGCCCTCCTGTGAGTGAACCTATTCGATACAGTCTCGGGTACGTCTGGAAGTGTGCCAGTCCACTTGCTGTCCACGATCCCCTGGATCTCCGCAATCCTGTGCCTATACTATGAGGGTACCAAACAAAGACACCAAATGTACGGAGTTCGCCCCGCTCGTTACACTATCGAGGAACTGGTTGCACAATCCCGTAATGCTATTCGCAACGCCGAAAATGTTGCTCAACCCAACCCGATTCTGTGGTCTCCTGTAGAGGGACGGTATGTAGTCAACCCCGAGTTTGCACAATGGAAGAACGGTAAGTTTCAAGAAGTTTGATTAAGTAAATATGAGGAAATCCTTAAAGACGTAAGGATTTCCTCACTTTTATGCTTAAATACTACAAGTTTGCAACATTTGAAATGCATGAAGAGATGGATCCTATCAAAACCCAGAAAATGCGTGATGGGTGGGGTTTATTCTATGAGTCAGTTCTCAAACCAGACCATGAACTCCGTCAATGTGCACACAATCAAGAGTGTTTCTATGAGTTGATGGAATGGCGAGAGATTGTGCTAGACTTTCTCTGTCAGAAACGCAACGAAATGTTTGACTAATGACCCAACACTTTACAGTCACATCTGAAGCACCATATGATCGCCATTGGTATAAAGTATGGTGCAAGGATGACACCTGTAAAGTGTTTCATTCATACGATGAAGTCCTGACAGTTTATTGGAACTTTTCACAGTACATTTGCCATGTCGAAGTCATTGACCCCAGACCAGAATCCGAAGGAGGATTTAGCACCAGCACTAACATCCGAGGACGACGGTCTAAGGGTAAGCGAAAATGAGGATGGCACTCTACAAATAGAGTGGGACCCTAATGATGAACGTTGGTCTATCTTCAATGACTTCACTGAGCAAGACTTCATCGACATGATTACATCTCATGCCAAGAGAGTTCTAGATGAACATGGTGTAGATTACTCTGACATCATTGAGGAAGATGAACTGTGATTCCATCACTCACATTTGCACTCGGATTTGCGATTGGATTTAAGGTTGGTGTGTTTATGGGATGGAAATGGGGTTCAGAGGATGAACGTTACGTTGCATCCAAGATTAGACAACAAGCAGCACACGAGTTAGTAATCAAAGATCCATGGCAATAACAGTACGACAGAAGCGCCCAGTAGAACAAACATGGGACTTCGATGATATTGACTATGCGAGAGAGTTCGCATATAATCTCTATCATGAAAAACGTGAGCGTGTCACAGTAGAGAATGATGATGCAATCATTTGCATCTTCAGTGATCATGATCCTAATCTCTCAGTGAATGACTCACATTTGCACTATCAGAATCAATCACTATGACACCCAAACGTCTCACAATCCGTCAACTCAACATCATCATGGATGCACTCGCATCATATCACCTGGAGACTGAGAGTTACGCCAATGATGATCTCACGACGGAAGTGTGGGACACGATTGATAGGATTGGCACTTATCGTGAGTGGATGATGCATCAATCGATCACTGAAACCAGTGACATTGATATACCTTATGAGGAAGTAGTTAGGTTCTTTGAGGTAGATGACATTGCAGCAGGTTAGAATAGTCTATTTGACCCCTAGACCCCCTATGCCCCTAGGACAGTCTTTGAACCGTCCTACAGGCGCTTGTGGAAGGGTCTCAGGGGTGTATTGTATCTGAGGTGAGGGAAATGCCTAAGTATGACTCTCACTGGTTCAACCAGTACAATCAATCCAGAAATATCATGTGGGATGGTAACATCCAAGATCTCGAATCTGCTGCCGAAGCAATGGCAAATGATCCTGAGTTTATTCGCCAATGTAAAGAGAACAATGCTGCCTGGGATCGTGAGGTCGCCATGCTGCAGCAGTCGGGGCACCTCTCAGGTGACTGATGTGCCACTTGGTCAAAGCGTCCACTAGACCAGCACAGACCCCCAATCTCCTGTATATTAAAAGAGTCAAAGGAACACCCACCACATGCAACTGACCAACTCTGCCACTCAAGTTGACTTCTACCCTTGCAGTCCTGCTGCAAAGCGTTTTGTTAAGCGTGTGATCTGGCATCCTGGTGCTGAGTCTGAGATGACCTCTTTCTCCACTGTTGTTAAGACTGACGCACTCTACGACATCCGCAATCTTATTGCTAACGGTGCTCAGGTTGTTGACTTCAACCTCCGTGCATACAACGGTTCTGACTATTCTCCTGTGATGTGCTGATGACTGTCCCCATTTATATCCAGCAACCCCCATCTGTGGGGTTCGCTGTTGATAAGATTCCTCATGAGATTGTGGTCTATTGTGCTCACTTCACACAACTAGATCCCTACGATGAAGACAATCGAAGAGAGCAAGATCTTCGATTGATTGACTGTTACTGGATGCACCTTGGTTACTATGGCACTCCTCCAAAGATTATGGAAGAAGTTCGACGTGACTTTTTCCGAAATCGTCCACCTGTACTCCCTGTTTTTGATTGATGCCTGACACTTACACTTTCACTGGCGATGCTGTTACCTACCTTGGTTTGGTTGGTGTTGTTTCGGCGTTTATCATTGTTGTTACTGCTTTCCGTCGTTTCTTCAACTCTCCTTACAACAAATGACAGTTTCGGTTTCTGAAGTCTTCAATGCTATTCAGTTCGATAATGAAGAAGTTAGTTGCCTGCTGCATTTTATAGAGAACGCACGAGAATGTGGGTATCCAAGTGCTAACGAACCCTACTACAGCACGATTGATACAATCTTCCTCAAATACTACGAACAACTGAACAAACTCGATCAAAACTGCACATTCCATCAGTATGACTACTGAATACACCAGAGAACAACTCATCGATGCATTGTGTGCAGAGTGGGATTATCTCTGCCATGATGATTTCGATCCTGATGTAGATCCAACGACAGAAGAGTATCGTGAGGATCTCAACAACTACACTCTCGAACAGTTAATCGCAGAAACCAATACTGACGACGAGGGTTATACTCTCACCGAATACATGGAGAACTATGGATGTAGTTAATGCTTCACTGATTGCAACTGGTTTGTTGACTCTTGGTGGACTAATCTTCTTCTTCAAAGCAATCAACCGATGAAAACTTTCGCTGACAACTACTTCACTTTCATTCACAACATGCTGTTCCACATTGCTACCATCCTTGCATTCTGGATTGGTGTTGTTACCTACGCTGCAAAAAGTGCACGCAACTGGTATAGCAATGGTGGACAAGAACGCATCGCATTGTTGACAATGAAAGTGCTGCAGTTTATCAACTTAAAATCAGAATCCCTCTACTATTGTGTGGAGGAAACTGTCTACACTGAGCGAGTGGTGTGACAGTTCCACAAACTGTCCACCAAACCCGCACAAGCGCCCAAAAGCGTGTATTCTAAGAGAGTCAAAGAAACGCAATCAAATGCAACTCCTTCCCAACGCAATCACGACTGCAACGTATCGTCGGGAACTGAAGTATTTCTTCGCTGATGATACCACTGCCAGCGAGTTCAAAACTATCAAGAAACTGACCTCTTTTCCTGATTCGGGTGATGTTCGTCGCCTCACTTTGCGTGAGTGGCAGGAAATGAATCCTTCCATCGTTCGTATCAGTTTCAACGACACTCCTGTGCTGGTTGATAACACCCCCGATGAGATTGCACGCTTCAAGGTAGCAAACCTCTCCGCAGCATGTGTTAAATAAATCCAACATTCTTAACACATGGGGGACAATGTGTTAACTGTCCACTCCACCCCCGAAACCGCCCAACCCCATGCCTATAATAAGGGGACACCAAACGAAACGACTCATGACTCTCATCCACGACCCCGAAACTGGCAAGGCGCACGTCTCCCTGGTTGAGGATCCTGCGTTCCTGGGTGCAATCGAAGGTCTGCAATCTTTCACCATCGATAACAACGCCGATTGTGATATGGCATACGATTGGGTATGTGATCAGGCAGATTGTCACTCCTTTGTTTGTGACAATGCTGCATGGGATTTGTTCTACTTTAACTGGCAATCTGCTGCTTTTGATGCAGAACTGGATGATGAAATCATCGCAGGTGATTCTCGTTACTGATTCAATCTTTTCCAACTAACTAACACAAACAAATGACAATCTCCAATCCCTACGTTGCTACTCTCGTTGAAATGGGTTACGATGTCGCTGACTGCCAGATGGTAGCAAGTGTCGGTGTTGATGCTACCTATCCCCGTGAGATTCACGGTCGTGTTTTTAACACTAAAGCAGAGTACGATGAGGCACTCGCTGACTTTATCAACGGTCTCTGATTAACATCATGCGTCTTATTCTCGTTGCAATCGTTCTACTTTGTGGTGGAATCATGGGTCTCCGTGCTATAGAGGCAGTCTCACAACTGCAGGACGCTAAGTTAGAACGATTCTGCAAACAAATCCCAGTTGGCGCATCCTATGATGAAGTTTGCGCTGATTACCGATAAGAACGCGCAACGCTGACTAACACAATCACCTCAACAATCATGAACCGCGAAGAACTCCAAGCAGCATACATCAATCAAATCATTGATGGCATGGACCTCAAAGATCTCATCGCATTGGTATATGATCAACTGGATGAAAACCTGGATGGATATAGTGAAAAGGAACTGATTGATGAGGTTGGAGAATACTATCCCGAGTTGCTAGAAGAGTAAAGAACTCCTGTGCCAGTCGGCAGAGTGTCCACCATTCTGGCACAGACCCCCCAAATGCCCTATATTAGTTTCATCGGAGGGGCACAGAGCACCGCCCCCCCACAACCCACTCTCTTCTCAATCATGCGTAAGATCGAAACCCAAATGAACGCCGCCATCACCAACAACGTGAACTGGCAATCTGGTAACACTTCTGTTACCTTTGACGCCGACACTGGTGAGTCTAAAGTGTATCTGCACGGCAATCACATTGCAGACGTGGGTGAGACTTACATCCGTCTTTTCGATGGTGGTTGGCAATCCAACACCACCAAATCCCGCCTGAATGCTATTCTCAAAGAGCACGGCGAATCGGGTGATGGTGTGTTTCAAAAGAACTTCGATTGGTTCGTTTCGATGAACACTGCCCAAGGTATTTCCATCGTTCCTTTCTTCTCTTCCATGCGCCTCGGTTGATACAATGGCACGCCGTAAGCGCCTCACTTGCAAACCACTTGACCCCAGAAAAGTGAAACTCATTGGCATCATCTTCGTCGTTTCGTTTATTCTTTTTCCTGGCGTTCGTTACCACACTGGCGAAGCATTTCACCTGACTGGCAATCTCATTCAACGCACCGCTAACTGAATCAAATGCTCGAAACTCTGAACAACACTCCGCTCAACACTTTGATCGCCTGTTTGTGTGAATCACTGGAGCAAGATTATCGACTCTACACTGTAAAGTCCTATCGTCATCAGGTTAGTAAAGGTGCTGATGATACGGGTTATTTCCAATCACAACTGGATGCAATCCGCGAAGATCGTTTTGATTGGCGCATTTCCTTTGATGTAGAAGAAGGACGCAAGTATGCTAAAGTGATGATGAATCAGAGCGGATCCCGTTCTGTTCATTGTTTCATAGATAAGGTGACGGGTGACGTATATAAACCCGCCTCCATTTCTAAACCTGCCAAAGGCATTCGTTTCAATCTGTTTGATAAGAACTCTCGCGAAGAGTGTTATCGTAAAGCAGATTGGGCAGGTCATTATCTCTATCTTCGCTAAACATGACTGATCAACTCTCTGACAATCTCACTGAAGAGGTATTACATAAGAATCAAACCTTCGCATGTTTCCCTTCTGCCATCTCTGCATTTGACGTTCCCGATCATAACAACGTCAAACAACAAATCCTCTCCTGGATGAGAACTAAGGATCTCAATCCTGATCATGGTAGGAGAATGATTTCTCACAATGTTGTCACTGTAGGGAATGACAATGAACTGCTAAATGATCTGCCTGAACTGAAAACAATCCTGCTTGATCTAGTATCCAAACACAACGAAAATGCCTGGTGCTATGCATCAAGATTTGACATACAAGAGTCCTACCTAGAGATAGCATCAGAGGGTGCAATCTATGCTCCACATGAACATTCTAATGCTCTGTATTCGGGAACGTATTTTCTCAATCTAGACAAGAAAGTTCATTCTCCATTGAAGTTTAGACGACACGTTGTTTCTACTCATTTCCCAGCATTGCAGATCGAATGTAGTAAAGAAACCGCATTCAATCAACCCGAGTGCTATGTACCTCATAACGAGGGAACTGTGTTAATCTATCCTCCTAATCTGACTCATGGATATGAATCAAACCTAGGGGATAATCGTATCACTATCTCATTCAATGTTGTCCCTGTAGGCATTACTTAATGAACGCGCAGTTTTCCACAACTTTTTCCACAATGTCTGTGGAAAACTGTGTATTTAAGAAATGGTCTAATAAACATACATTAGTGTTCGATAGTTCGTGTTAATGTGTGTGGTTATTGTTACCTCGGACTGTAACACATCGACAGCGAGTTAGCAACACCCCCAGGACACTTCAGAAACCCTCACAAACCCCTTGACAATGCCCCCTTGATTGATACATACTAACAGAGTCCTTCACTAACACTGTCATTCAGAATCCCATGGGTCGCACATACAAGAAGAACGACATTCACAACTCACGTCGTCCCAAATCTATCAGAGAGAAGCGTAACTGGGGAAACAAAGATCGTCGAGAGTTTTCCACAGATTCCACAGACACTTTTGTTGAAAAGTATAAGAAACCATTCACTGCTACTGATGACCATTGGGAGGCAGATTGATGGATGATTTCAATGCCCAGGACTGGATTGATTACATGCTCTCCGATGATGACGAACTGAGCGAAGACCTCGACATTGATGATGCTATGCTGCCCGAGTTCGCTCATGATTGCCGAGGTGATTGGAGTTGAAAACTATCACCCTCAACACGAATCCCCCAGTTGATATACAGATCTGGGAAAACCATCGTAAACACTTCTGGCGATATGATTACGAAGGTTGTCCTAAGTTTGGACCATTCAAGAGTTATCAACTAGCATTGCAAGATGCATCCGATTACAGTAAACAACCCAATGCCTGAAAAGTATCAACTTCTCCTAGATCTGTACGACGCAGGATCACTCCCACCCGACGAACAGATAGAGTTAGCACAGTTCCTTATTGATACTGGTTTGAGTGAAGATCTCCAACAGTATCAAAGATTCACAGACTACATGATTGCAGAGGGTTTCTGTTATGATGTGAGTTACAGTTAGTGTATACAATGGGGATGCAATCGTGTCCCCCATTTCGCTATATTAAAACGCCCCACTTCCCTAACCTACAAAAGTATAGGATCGCCCTAGTGTTATCTCTCTCTAAAAATATTTCCAGGGGTTCTGAGACCCCCCAGACCCTCGCTACGACCCCCCGTGAGGAATGGTCGTATATCTTCCTCACCCTAAAAGAGATTGCGAATATCTCTCTACAAAATATTTTTTCCAGGGGTAAAAAGTTTCTCAGACCTGTGCGTGCTGACGTGTACGTCTGGTTGTATCACAAACACTGAGAAAATCTATATACTGTTGTGTGTTACTCGGAGTATTAAATGAGTAAGAGATACGTCTTAGAGGTCCAGGAAGGGGACGATGGTGAAGTATTTGTACAGTTCCCCGATGAACTCCTACAGGAGGCGGGATGGTGTGAAGGAGATTACTTAGAATATTCTGAGGACATCGATGGTACAATAATGCTTAAGAAGGTTGCTGACGAGGATCTCGATACTGAAGATTAACTCTCAAAAACCGCGAAACCAAAAACCGCGTTTGACCCAACATTATGGACAATCTGAACGAGAACTTTAAGAATATCAATGATGCATTCTTACACTTGAATGCCCGTATACAGTTGCTAGAAGAAGCGGTCTCAAAAATGCCGCCCCCAGGTCCAAGTATGATTCAATACAAACCACCAGGGTCGGATGAGTATAAAAACCTAAAGCAGGTTTTCGATGACCTCTATGAGAGACTAAATACGATTGAAACAGTTCTTGGTATTTAATGCCTGCCTATATTATAGAGACGGGAAGATCTTATCGCAATCCAATCGAAACGAAAGATTTTGAGAAGCGTTGGAATAGTGATGAGTATGAAGGCGTGCCTGATGGGTATCAGATCAAGTTCCTCGGAGCGGGACCTGGGTCGTTACCCTTAGGCAAAGATAATGTGCATTATATTGGGGACGAGGAAGAAGTTTGCACCAACTGCGATAGTGATAGAAGAGAAGTTTATCGACACTATCGTGGTACAGGTGGCAGTGGATTCGATCATACCTATACGATTGAGAACCGTATCCGCAAAGATGATATGGTCGGTGAACGTCGTAAAGGAAAGGTAGCAAAAAAATATAACGCAGAACCGCGTTCTAATCGTCCTGTGTTCTATGTTCTGGAATCTGCATCGTCAGGTGGAACACAGTTCTATCGGCATTACAACCACGACCTCAATAATACAAAAATCTCGTCCAATCAAAGTGAGAGTGGATTCGAGAATACTGGTACATTAGGTTATATTCACACCACAGAGGCGGGTGCTGCTGCTCATGGGGCAGATTATACCCCTCTGTATCATTATTATGCAGGTGCACCGAAGTATGATGACTTCTATACCACCACTCCTGCAGGTGAAGTAAACCTCTCAGGCGGTCCTATACCCCCCAAGGACCCCATGAGAGGGGAATATGCATACCAAGGCATCATCGGTTATGTATATACGGGTGGTTTTGGGTCACAGAAAGCAAAACAAGTTGTTGATGTTGGTCTGATTGGACCCACTGGACAGTGTGTAGACAAGTCTGGTTGGTATCAATGGGCAGAGCCATGGTCATATTTCAAGTATAGATGGGGTAGACGCGGCGATACTGACTCCAGATTTGAAGGTCCACCCAATATGAACGGGTGGGGAGACGCAGATTACGTTGAAGTTGCCTCTACAGATGCAAACTTTGAGTGGGCGTATGGTCTAAACGGCGCAATCAAGGGTGCTGTTCCCAGATATCTGGGATTTGAGGACATGTACGACTCTCAGTTTGTCTATTATTTGTACGATACGTCGTATCCATGGAACGGTCCTATCTTCGGAATCCAGTATACACTGTCTGATGCGGGTTGTTGTCCCAATACAACGTGTCAAGATGAGCAAAGTAGGTCGTATCCTTGCTGTATTCGCAACTATTCTTACCATTCTCACTTCTATCAGATCCGAGAAGACTCCTGGGAGACGACAAAATCGACTTTGAAACTCTCAGATATGTCCACACAGGGCGTAAATGAGTCTTTCTGGACGGTTGGTACCGACTCTAGACGCATTTTGTTCCGCTATGTTACCACAACTGGCGCATTTAGGCGTGGTGAAAGCATCAATGGGTGGACAATCACGTCCATTCGTTACTTTGGTGATGAAACTAAGTGCGGATTTATGGAGTTGGGCGAGACAGATGCGGAAGCAGAGAACGGAAATGAGTTCACATACAACCAACAGTTCACTTCTGCTGATGGTGCATCCGCAGTTGTGCTTGCTGGATACGGTATTAGCGACAAATGTGCGTTCTTTGGCGTATATGAGTTCCCCAAAAAGATCACTTACTTCCAAGTTGAGATCGATCCTAACGCATTAGTCGCAAGTAGAACGCTAGATGAGGCAAAACTTGAGGCAGTTATCAATGAAAGAGGCGAACTTGCGCGAGTTAAGATCATAAATGGTGGTTTTGGATACAGATTTGAGGACACAACCATCTCTGTTTCCTCTCCTGGCATCATGGAAGACTTCTCTCCTGGCGATTTTGCGTCAGAAATGATGAATCAGGCACCGTTAGACAACGGTTTGGGCAATGCAAAGACTGCTGGATACACTCAGGAGACTTCACAAGACTACGATATGCAGATGCATAACGCAATCTCGAAGACTTCTAACACTTTGGCACAGTCTGATAAGGCAACTGCAGGCAAAGTTGCGTATAATCGCGGCAAAACTGTCATTCAGAAGCAGGCAAAGATCATTGTTGAGGAGATGGACGCCAATGGAACCATCGTTAGAGTCGCAATCACGGATCCTGGGTCTGGATATTCGCCAGATTTCCCGCCTTTAGTCGCAGTTGTCATCCCTGAGAAGGTTTCTCGCGGATTTGATGGGCAATCTACCGCAGGTTATGACCCTGTGAAGAGTGGTGCACTCAAAAATGTCAAGGATCTTGTCGGAACTGACGGTGGCTTTGACTTAGAAGGCGTACTTAACGAAGGATTCAGCAAAATCGAAGAAGGATTGTCGGTAGAAATCCCGCAAGGTTACATGAAAGTGACCGATGTGAGCAAAACTGACAAGACTGTGCTCTGTCAAGACCTCCCTGCACAGTGTTTAGACCTCACTTTGCCTGGTGTTATCGCGGATTCACTCCCTACAGACGAATCTTTCAAATATGTTCGTCAGTATTCCGATGGAATCAACGATTATTTGAACGGACCCTTCTCAGAAATCCGTTCTGCAGCGGAAACTGCCGATACAAGGGCAACGGGACTGTCTGGTCTCTATGGTTGGAACAATGGAAATGCGTGTATTGAGATTCCTCAACCAAAAACTTACGCTGTAAGTCGTTTCTTTGACATGCCTTGCTCCTATAGAGGCACATCTCAACCTTTGAGTCCTCTGGAAGACCCCAAACCAGTGGCATTTGGATGGGTTGTACACAAATATTGTGCTTCAGAGGCAGAGGAAGCCACGTTTAAGGTTTCAATGCGGTTAGAGGGGCATACAATAGGGTCTCAGGGGCAAGATTTCATGGACTTCCTGAAGGATAAAATGCCTGCAGCGAGGTTGACACCCACAAGAAAGGTTTCTGGACTCGCAAAGACTCATCCTTGCTTCCGTGGAGGCATTCAGGGACGTTGTTATCGCGATCCTAACGGTCCTGGTTACGTTTTTGTGCCGATTGGACTTGACGAGAACACATTTGACTACAACAGATCCAGTTATTCTGAGTTTGAGCAGTTCCAACTCTGGTTGCATGACAATATTGCAACTTATACACCCAACTTCTTGGTTGGACCTTGGAGTTGGAGTTTTACAACTCCAGAAACAGACCCACAAACGGGACAACCGACTGGCGGATCAACAACTGAGAACTTTAGCGACTCTACCAACATTACTGCGATTGAAGCAGAACCCTGGGTGGGCGGTGCGCCACCAAATGAATGTTGGGACACCTATGTTCGCGGTGTTACTGCCTCAGACGGTCCATTGGACGTTTTCTGCGGATGGGATGCCAATGGTCAACCCATCGCGGGTACTACATATGATCAGGTACCCGAACTCATGAGTATTTGCGCTGCTCTTGAGAATGTCAACGACGTTTCTATCGCAGTGCAACCAGGCAGAATGCAGGGTGGCACCCCAAGTATGGTTTTAGGACCATATGTCGGTCAAATGAAAGTACGAAACTACTTGACAGGTGCCACCATTGTTTATGCGAAAGCAGTTCAGTATTTAAGCAACCCCTACTTTAGTGAATGTGACGTTGACATCAGAAACGTTATCGGAGATGGGTTCTAATGGCATATGGATTTCTAAAACCTGTTGCAGCGCATAATGCACTGCCTTGTAGTGGTCACGGACTGTGCTTGCCACCTACCGTTCACTCGGTTCAGGGTTGTAGTAGTCCGCCAATCCCATATACGATCAAAGTAAAAGATCTTACATGCTGGTGGCCACCATATCCGCTTGTACCACTGACTGCTCTCAACCCTTTGAGGGCACTTGTACTTGTACACTTCCTTCCAATCTATTTGCTAGGGGATACGTTCACTCCCCACTGGAGTGCATGTACGAACATTGTTATATACATGTGCCCCTGCGGTCCTAACATCTGTCCGTTTCCAACACCGATCCCATGTTCGATCTTGACGATTGAAGATGCGGGTGGTGTAGGTCACCCCAGAGTTTTGTTCACAACTACACTCACGGTCTTTGCATTAAAACTGCCAGTTGGCAGAATGCTGGATCCTCTGGGGCTTGGTTTCCCTGGTTGGTCGTATCCGTGTAGTTCTGTTGTTGCATGGGGATCTGCTACGGTCTGGTCCGCCTGATTGTGCTATAATATCAACGTCCACCACACGACACACACTATGCCTGCTAAAGCGAAAGTTGGTTCTTCCCGTATTGTCTTTCAGCCTGGTCCTCCGAAAATGACTCGGCAGGGTCGTGGCGTTAACACCAAACTCTCTGCAACCTCTCGTAATGGTCGCAAGAAGCGTTATCGCGGTCAAGGTCGATGAAAGTTAAAACTACGCCCCAGTTGGTCGAAGAGTCCAACTGGGGTCTTTTTCGGGCTACCATGAATCTACCTGCTGCCGCTGATCATTGCGGTATGTCACAAAGAGAGATGAAAATGACATTTCGTGAGTTCCTTAAATATCATATGGTGGACTACGAATACACCACACAACTGTTTCTGAATCTGTAACCATGTATAGCGCACTAGACAAGACTTTGCATTTTATCTCCCAAGATAAGGAGATGTCGCTGATTCAGTCGATCATCCACAAAGTCATGGTGCGTAAACCAAACTGGCATCCTCGTGATACGCTATTCATTTGTGTCTCACCAGACTATTCAGGAATCATTGCTCAACACATGGCACACTCGTTGACTGTTGACGGTGAGATTTACCATATCGAATCCGTCAACGTGCCATTTCCCGATGAATCGAAAGTCGAATACGAACTAGACTTTCTGGAAGCTTTCCATAGATGGAAAGATCGGTTTAACAAGTTTGTATTGATTGAAGCGGGTGTTATCCGAGGTGGTAACTATACTTGGATCACCCGTGCCATGCGTAGACTCACTACGAAAGAGATTTACACTGTAGCGATGTGTGAAAATATTCACAGTAAGTTCAAGAGTGATTTTGTTGGCGAATATTACAACGATGATGAGCAAGACTTGCACTTCTGGTGGGAGAGACCAAATAACCACTGGGACTGGAGAGATAAATAACTTTAAGCGATAGCAACCGCTTAAAAAGTTCTGTTGATCCTTAAGCAAGAGAGACAGATGGCTAACAATCCAATCCCAGATAATGTACCTGAAATGATGCAACACGATTTCGGGACAACGGTTCTAATCACTGACCCGAAAGCTGATAAATATCTGAAGTTAGCACACAACAACGATCCTCCCCAAGATCGTCTTTCAAAATGGTGTGGTGGTAAAAATGGGTTCGATGATTACGTTGAACGCTTCTAATGCCCGCATATAGATTTAGATCTGAAAAGTTCCTTAGTAGAGGGTATAAAGACCTTGCGGTTTCGTTCAAGGCAAATCCCAATACTAAGGATTTTAGTGTGGTTAAAAATGAGAACGCTATCAAGCAATCCATCAGAAACCTGATGCTCACTACGTTTGGTGAGCGTCCTTTTCAACCAGGCATCGGTTCTAGAATCAAAAACCTTCTCTTTGAACCGTTTGACGTGTTCTTGGCAGAAGAAATGAAAACGGAGATTAGAAATACCGTAGAAAGACTTGAACCAAGAGTTGAACTGAAAAACGTATTCATTCGTGAAAACCCTGATGGTCAGGAACTCAACGTAACTATTGAGTATGTGATTATTGGACAAACATTACTTCAAACTGTAGATTTCCTCCTAGAGGTCGCATAACATGCCAGCCGTACCCTCTCAACTTACATCCCTTGATTTCTTTGAGATCAAGGAATCGATCAAGTCGTATCTCAGAACTCGGGATGAGTTTAGCGATTATGACTTTGAGGGCTCGTCTGCCTCTTACTTGATTGATATTTTAGCATACAACACATACTACTCCGCGTTCAACGCCAATATGGCACTGAACGAGACCTTCTTGGAGTCGGCAACTGTTAGAGATAACATTGTTCGTGTTGCTAAGCAACTCAACTATACACCAAGATCGATCAAAGCAGCGAAGGCTTGTGTACGCATCAATATACAGACCTCTGCAGTTGGTTCTTCTTCCAACTTCCCCGAAACTGTAACCCTCCGTAAGGGTGATGTTTTTGTTTCTAGGAACCTGACCGATACTTTCATCTTTGCTGTTAGAAGCAATGTTCAAGTTTCGGTTGATCCCCAAACTGGACTTGCTGAGTTTAGCAAAATCATCTTCTATCAAGGTAACTTGCTCAACTTCGAGTATACCGTTGATGATACCAGAGATCAAGACTTCGTTGTTCCTTCCGAGAACGTCGATACAGAACTTCTGAGAGTCTTTGTGCGTCCTAACGTACAATCCCAAGAAACTGACGAATATACTCCCGTCAGAAACTCGGTTAACCTCAACGGAAACAGTCGTGCATTCTTCCTTGAGGAGACTGATGACCTCAGATACAAAGTTGTGTTCGGAGATGGCGTCCTGGGGCGTAAACTGCTCAATGGTGAGGTTATTAACATTGAGTATATCCGCACTGCAGGTCCAGAAGCGAACGGATGTACAGATTTCTCCTTCACTGGTCTGATTGTTGACTCTGAGGGTCGTCCGATTCCTCCCCAGAACATCATCATCACGACTATTGACGCTGCAACTGACGCTGAGGTCCGCGAATCGCCCCTGAGCATCAAGTTCAACGCTCCTAGAGCGTATGCAACTCAAAATCGTGCTGTAACCGAGTCGGACTACGAGTACATCACCAAAACGATCTACCCACAAGCCGCTTCGGTCACTGCATATGGTGGAGAGAAGCTGAATCCGCCGATTTACGGAAAAGTCTACATTGCTATCCGTTCAAAATCGGGCACAAAACTTAATGCCACAACAAAAGCACAGATTAGGAACAATCTGCTGCCTTATGCAATGGCATCCATCGAACCTGTGATCACTGACCCGACTTCTTTCTTTGTCGTGCCGAAATCTTGGGTTTATTACGATGGAAACTGCACTACAAAGAGTTCTGCAGAACTTCAGACAGACCTTCTTCGTAGTATTGACAAATATAACGCTGCTGGACAGTCAAACCGCTTCGGTGGTCGTATCGAAGGTTCAAAATACAGTTCGATGCTCGATGCAACTAATCCTTGCGTCTCTGGTAGTGTTACTCAACTGTCTCTGGGTCAAAATCTAGAAAACTTTGCTTTCGGTACTGTGTTTACCGAGTGTTTGGATTTTGGCAACCCGATTCATAACCCAAATGACCTGACAGGCAACGATGGTGATGGCAATAGATGTGCTCCTGTCTTCTCATCGGTCAAGTCGGGTGTATTCTACGCTACAGGTTACACAGCAAACCTTGTAGACCTGATTGCTGGTGGAATCAGCACCACTCAGGTAGCGAATACCCTTGTTGCTGTTGATCAGGAAACCCTCGTTCCCGTAAACATCAGAGATGACGGTAGAGGGTCGCTGATGCTCGTTACAACAAGGAACGAGAAAGAACTCATTCTTAATAATAACGTTGGCACTGTGGATTACTCCTCAGGTATCGTTTGTGTTGGACCTATTGCTATTGCAGGTACACCAGACGGTACAGAACGCCTTCCTGTGTCGGTTAACCCCTATTCGTCATCTATCGTCATTCCCCCTGGCGTGGATCCTGCGATCTTTAATCCTGGTGTTTTTCCCATCGATTACAACACCAATAATAACGTGACATCGCCCTTCGATCCTAATAACTTTGACTCCTGGAACTATGGAGCGACCGACATAAATATCATTGATTATCCCACGGATACGTTTGTGTATCCCGAGTTCGAGTCTTGTTTCTAAGATAAATGCAAAAGAACATCAACGTATCTGACAGAGTTGCTTATCAGGTACCTGATTTTATCAGGGAAGAGGATCAGCAGTTCGTAAACTTCCTGTTTGAATATTACAAATCACAGGAAAAGACAGGTAGGCCATTCGATATCCTGAATAACGTCAACCTGTACCTCGACGTTGATTCATATTCACAGAGAACCCTCTCTGCTGGCACTACTCTACTAAAAGATATCGGGTTTGTCGAAGACCTGATCGAAGTCGAGTCCATCGATGGATTTATCGAGCAGAACGGTAGTGTTCTGATTGATAATGAAGTTATCTACTACGAATCACTGACTAGAGGTCCTGATGCGATTCTGACCCCTGGTATTTCGACTGAAGAGTTCAAGAAGAAAGAACAACTTCTGGAATCTCCTTTCCAATACTTCGATGGCGTTCAAAATACCTTCAATCTGAGATTCCTGGGTGAACCGATTCAACCTGTCTCGGCAGATCACCTTGTTGTGCGTGTATATGGCGTAGCACAAATCCCTGGTGAGGATTATTACGTTGAAGGCGACAAGATTCGCCTTGCAACTCCCCCTAGAGCAAGACTTGGTACAGATGATCCCAACACAACCTCCATCATCTACATGGTTGGTTTTGCGGACATCATTATCGACACTCTGGATGAAAATCCGATTAAAGATGGTTCTAAAACTCACCCTCTTCGTTCTGGTACTCAGTTCTACACTCCCGTATCAGAAGTTGGTCTGATCGTCAATAGGAATGGTATCTTCCAAAGACCATACATTGACTATGTGATCTATCAGACTTCCAATGATGGCACATATATTGAGTTCCGTGGTCTGCAACTGTCTTCTAGTGAAAGACTGACTATTCGTTCGATTGAGTATATCTCTCCCAACGTTGGTTCTGGTGCACAGATTGTTTCCGCTGTTAATGAAGAAGGAAACTTGATCGATCTGCTGGTCAAGAACGGTGGTAGTGGTTATCGTCTTGAGTTTGCTCCAAAAGTCACGATTACTCCTTCTGACCTTGGTGGTGTTGGTGCAACTGCTCGTAGTTTGATCGGTGGTGCTAAAAATATCAACCTCATCGGTGGTGGACAGGGTTATACATCTTACAACCCCCCGCTGATCGAGATTGCACCTCCTACAGATCCGTTTGGTACTCAAGCAACAGCAGAACTGGTTATTGACGATGCAACTGGTCAAGTAAGTTCCCTTAAAATCACAAACTCTGGTTCTGGTTACGATTTTATCCCTGCGGTTACTTTCAAAAACCCCACTGGTGCAGTTATTACCGATCCCGAGATCGATAGCGAAGGTCGTTTGATTACTGATACCATTCAGGTAACTGCTGGTGGTTTTGGATATTCCAACCCTCCTTTGGTTTATATCGATCAAGCTCCTGTGGACGGTATTGACGCCCAAGCGGTCTCTGTATTGAACCCTGAGGGTACTTTGGTCCAAGTGGTGATCACAAACCGTGGTAGAGGGTATACAACCGTTCCTAGAGCACGCATCATCCAACCTGTTGGTGCTCAGGTGTTGGGTGTTACTGTTGCTTCTGGTTCGGTTACCGATATTCAACTCTTGACTGGCGGTAAGGGTTATGTTGACCCCCCGTCTGTATACATTGTTGACGACCGCAAAGATGCCGCTGGTCTGCCGATCGGTGGTAGAGGTGCAACTGCAGTTGCAACTATCTTTAACGGTGAGATCACTGACATTAGTATCACCAACTTTGGTGAAGGATACGATACCAACTTCCCTCCAAAAATCTACATTGCTGAACCTTCTGCTGCTAGAGCATCGGTAGATATTGGTTTCGATGAGGTTACTGGATTTGAAATCAACACATCTGGCAACGGTTACAAACCGTCTGCTCTGGTGGGCTGTGTGCGTGGCACCAGCGGAACAATCACCTATGATAACGTAGGAAACCAAATCTTTGCAACAGAAGGACAACTCAGACTCAGCAATCACGTTGCTGGTGCGACTGTTACGTCTCTTGATACATTATTCCTGCGTCAGATCTTCGATAAGATCCGTCGTCAATACCTGCCAACCATTCAACTCGATTACACAAAGGTAAACCCTGTTCAGGTTATCAAGCGTATTCGAGATTTCTATGTATCTAAGGGTACCAAGACTGCAACCCAGTTCTTGTTCAAAGTTCTCTTTGGTGAAGAGATCGATGTCTATTATCCTCGCGATGAAGTCATTTCTCCCTCTGCTGCTACTTGGGTTGTTGACACAATCCTCCGTGCAACCCTTATTGAAGGTAATCCCAACGATCTGATCAACGGTGAGCTGGTACAGATTCCTGATGAGGTTGATATCAACGTAACTTCCGCCTCTGCACTGATCGAGAACGTTATTTCGATCATTAAGGGTACTGACACCATTTATGAACTGTCTATCTCTGAAGAAACCCTGCAGGGCACGTTTATCATCCCATACAAGACGAAACTTGTTGAGTTCCTGAGCACAACCGATCAGATCATTACAGTTGACTCTACGATTGGTTGGCCAGCAAGAAACGGTACCATTCGTATCAACGACGAAGAGATTGTTCAATACAAAGAGCGTTCTCTGAACCAGTTCATCGAATGTACTCGTTCCAAGAACGGTGTTGTAGAGGATTGGGATCCTGGCACCGTTGTATATTCTGATATCTACGTTTACGTCAACTATGGCACTGCTCAGCAGTGCAAACTGCGTATTCTGGGTATTGCTGAGGCAGGAAGCACAACTCTTGATGATACTGGTTCCTACTATCTTGAAGGCGACAAACTGACTGTTGCATCTCTTGGTGCTACCGATCAGGACGAAAAACTGTCTTCTTGGTTGTATAACGTCAAAAAACTTATCGCTGTTGATACTGTAACTCCTGGTGGTCAGAATAATCAGACCGCAACCATTGTTACATCTAATCCTCACGGTCTTCTGGTGGAAGATAACGTGACAGTGTATGGTGCAAACCCAACTGTCTATAACGGCACCTTCCAAGTCACAGCACGTCTTGACGAGTATACGTTCTCTTATCAGATGCTTGCTCCTACAAATATTGTTCCTCAGGGCAATATTCTGTTGTCGGTTGACCTAAACCGTGGTAAGTCTGACGTTACTGCGATCAATACTGCGATTACACCGTTTACCAGCAACATCCAAAACTCGTTCTTTAATGCACAGTATGTTTATGCTGCTGCAACGGGTCTTCCAAACTACAAGATTGGTCCTTTCATTGGAACAGCACTTATCCCTGGCAACCAGCGTAAACTGCTGCGTTTCCCCAGAAAGGTAACTACGGTTTCTAAGCGTGAAACTATCAAGTCGAATAGTGCCGTTGGTGCATGGGTCAATGGTGTTTCGGTATGGTCCTATAAGTCCTCTGAGTTCCTTCGATATGGTCCTCTGACGGGCATTAACATCACTAATGGTGGTAAAGGGTACGATGCAGGCAATAAACCTCAACTGGAGATCACAGGTGGTGGTGGATCTGGTGCAACTGCAGAAGTAACCGTTAATGGTTCTCTGTTTAGCATTGAAGTTACCAACGGTGGTTCTGGTTACCAAACTCAACCCCTGGTATCTGTTGTGGGTGGTGGTGGCATCGGTGCTACAGCACAAGCAGTTATCACTGGTGGAAGAGTAAGTCGTGTTCTGGTTGAACAACCTGGAACTGGGTATACCTCTCAACCGATCATCTCCATCACTGGTGGTGGCGGTCAGGGTGCTACTGCAACCGCTAGTGTTCGTGGTCCTATCTCTGCAGTAAGCCTCACCAATGCTGGTTCTGGTTATACCGACCTTCCGACCATTAAGTTGAACTCTGGTTCTGGTGCTCTTGCACAACCAATCGTTATCAATGGTCGCATTGTCTCTATCGCTATCATTAACTCTGGTAGTGGATATACAACTGCACCCAACGTCGTCATCAATGGTGATGGTTTCGGTGCTATTGCAAAGGCAGTTATTGGCACCATTGGTGAAGATAAGGGTAAGGTTATTAGCATCCAAATCCTCAACAAAGGTATTAACTACACTCAAGGCAATACAACTATTCGTCTGAATGCAGTTGGTGAGTTTGCACAGTTCTCCCCCAACGTTTTCCAGTGGACAAAGAACTTGCATTACGATCTGGCAGACAAATATGACTTTGCTAGAGGTTATGTCTTCACTGGATACAACAACCAGTTTGGTGGTGAGTATGCTCACCTCGTTGACCCCAAAGAACTGCGTTATGTGGTTGGTGACAACGTATTCCTGGATCCTGCAACAAATACATTCCAAGAACAGACTGCTAACAATGAGCACTCCCCGATTCTTGGTTGGGCGTATGATGGCAACCCGATTTACGGTCCTTATGGATATATTGATCCCACAGACCAAAATAGTGGTCTTAGAAGACTGCGTTCTTCCTATCGTCAGAAGACTGCACTGGTTTATGAGGTAGATTCCAATCCGAATCCGACTCGTGGTGATGGTCCTCCACTGAGTCAGTATCCTGCAGGTACATTCATTGATGACTATGAATATGCCTTCCAACTGGGCGATCTGGACCCCTACAACGGTCGTTTCTGTAAGACACCAGAGTATCCCGATGGTACCTATGCATATTTTGTAACTATTGACGAGTCTGACGCTGGTCAAGCAGTATTCCCCTACATTCTGGGTCCTGAGTTCTATTCTCAACCCGATCAGTGGAATATGAGTCAGAATGCGACTCAGGATAATATTCCTTCCGATGTTGTCCGTTTCCGCGATCCGTTCACTGAAGTTGATATCGATGTTGACCGTCAACCCAACAGAGAACCAGATATTCTGACTACAGAACTTGAGGCATACCCTCTGGTTCTGGAAATCCAAGATACCAATGGTGATGGCATCATTGACTCCAATGAACAGTTGGAAGTCATTGAACTGTCCGAAGAATCGACTCTGCAAATCTACGATTACTTCCCGACCGTTTCTGACGAGTCTAGAGTTGACATTGAAGTCGAAACTATCACTAAGTTCGAGTCTGCTCAGATTGACGGATTCGTTATCGAGAACCCTGGTGTTTCTTATCAGGTAGATGACGTTATCTTCTTCAATAACGAGGGATCTGGTGGTTTTGGTGCTTCTGCTGCGGTTTCTGCCGTGGAAGGTCTCACTATCCTCGGATATCAAAAAGTCATCGAGAACGACATTGTATACGGTAAGATTACCACCGATGGCAACCATGAACTGTATGTTGGCGATGAAGTAATCGTCAGATCTGCAGTTATCCCCGATAATACCAACAAGACATACTATACAAAGGTTGTTTCTGGTATTGAGGATATTGTCATTGATCAGGAGGGTGTTGGTTACAACGAATCGATTCCTCCGTCATATGAACTGATCACGACCTCTGGTAAGGACGCTGTATTCAATATCAACGTTACCCAGACTGGTCAGATCACTGATACTCAAATCAAAATCGTCAACTCTGGTAACAGCTACGATCCTGAGAATCCTCCCCAAGTTCGCGTTTCTCACCCCCAAATCTTCAAGAAAACTCGTTACTATGCTGGCGAGTACAGAGAAACCACTCAGAGTGAAGAAACCCTTGGCGTATTCAACGTCAATCACTCTCTGACAAGTTCCCTCCGCTATGTCTACGTTTGTGGTTCTGTCACCAAACCTGATGGCACAACTGGTGCCTGGATTGCCAAGTTTAGCGATGTTGGTGATCTGATCTGGGATCGCACTCTTGAAACCAACGATGGTAACGTCAAGACTGCTCGCTTCAAGCAAATGTACCTTGATGAGCGTGCAGAAAACGACATCATCTATGTTGTTGGTGAAACAGAGTATGACAATGCTAATAACAGACCCGATATTCTCCTTGTCAAGTATGAGTCTGCATTTGACAATGCAAACCAACCTGAAGGGCAAGTAAGATATCAGAAAGAGATTTCTGGCGTCTCTGGTACAACTCGTCGCGATTATGCGATGGGTGTTACTCTTGGCGAAGAAGAAAGAGTATACCTCTGCGGTTATACCGATACTAACTCACCTGACCCCGATGACATGTGGGTCATTCAGATGAATGAAGACGGTGAGATGAGAGAGAAGCGTAAGTTCTCCTCTTCTGGTGATGATGAGCGTATGCACCAGATCATGCATCTTGGTGACGCTAGATATCTGTTTGTCGGCATGAACATGTCCGACTATTACATCATCATTGGTGAGTTCTTCTTTGATGGTAACAACATTGAACTCTCTTACGCTAAGAACATCAATATCTCTGGTGGTAGACCGCAGAATCCTCGGTTCACCATGGATAGCTACAATGATGTATATCTGACCTTTGATATCTTCAACAATGCCCTCCAGAAGAACTCTGCTGTTGGTATTGCTAGACTGGGTGTTGATCAAATCAATGCTAACGAACCCGTTTGGTCTTGGTATAAGACACTTGCTCCTAGCACCCAGTTCGTTTCTATCAAGAATGCTGACATCAAGATTGATATTTTTGGCAATGTGACTCTGGTTACAGATACCAAGTATGCTGAGAATGTAAGAAAGGTTGCTGCACACTACATCAAGTTTGATGGCACCATTCTTAAGCAAAGCACGATTGAAGATGTTGACACTGTTGGTGTACAGGCAACAACCCACTCGGTTGATGATTCTGGCGACCTGATCATCTTTGGTCAGAAGCAAAAGTCCGATCAGGTGGCAGCATATCGTTTTGATGGTTCTGAGGGTACTGGTGGATTTATTTCTGCCATTAACAACGTTACTGGCATTACTGCAACTCGCGGTGCTGGTGTTGGTAGTCTTGGATCTATCTCTTCTGCTCAGCAGATTAGAGCGACAAACATTGGTACACTGACAACTTCCACTGCTGTCAATGTTCTTCGTGCAGGTAAGATTTCTACCGTTGGTGGATTTAGTTCTGCAGATGTTGTTCGTGCAGGTACCGTTATTGCCCTCGACAACTTCAGTGGTGCTGAGGCAAGACGTGGTGGTGCAGTTAACGCTGTTAATAACCTCTCTGCTGCAGATGCAAGACGTGGTGGTGTTATCGCATCCGTGAATAGCATCAGTGGTGCAGACCAAGCAAGAGGTGGTCGCGTCACCCTGATGGCAAACATCTCTGCTGCTAATGCTCTCCGTGGTGGTAATATCCTCGGTGTTGGTAACGTGAGTGCTGCCAATCCTTCCAGAGTTGCTGGAACATATACAAACGTATCTTACACAACATCTGGATCTGGTACTGGTGCAAACTTCGACATTACTGTTAATGGATCTGGTGCTGGTATCATTACCGTTACTGGTGGCGGTATTTCGTTTGCGATCAATGAAACAATCACTGTTCAGGACTCCCAACTGGGTGGCGGTGGTGCACCTGCACTGACGTTCCAAGTCAACGCTATTGGTGGTTTCAACTACATTAACGTCCCCGCAACTAGCACCGATCTAAACAGCACTGGTTCTGGTGCCACTTTCGATGTAGGCATCTCCTCGACTGGTGACGTTTCCTTGACAGTTAATCAGGGTGGTATTGGTTACTACAACGGAGAGACCTTGACGATTTCCGATAGCAATATCGGTGCCTCTGGTGCTCCCGACCCAACATTTGATGTTGCTGGTGTTGGTGGATTTACTTATACCAACGTTGCTAGCACAAACAATGGGGTTGGCGTAAATGCAACATTTAATGTCACCATCGATGGTGTTGGTGCAGCTACCGTTGTACAGGTCAATCAAGGTGGTCTTGCTTATGCCGCAGGTAATACAGTCACGATTAGTGACACTCTGTTGGGTAACAATGGTGCGGCGAACCTGACATTTAATGTTGCAACAATCACTGCACCTTCGACATATACCAATGTTCCTGTAACTTCTACAACTGGTATTGGTACTGGAGCAGTATTCAATGTAACTATCGATGCTTCTGGTGCTGCATCTGTCGTATCTGGCAACCCTGCTGGTCTGTCGTATGCAGTTGGTGACACCATTACCATTGCAGATAGTTCACTGGGTAACAGTGGTGCTGCAGACCTTACATTTGATGTTGCTACGATTAAGGCACCTCCTCTGTATAGCAACGTTGCAACAACAACCAATGGACTTGGTTCTGGATTGACACTGCAGGTAACTATCAATGCAGATGGTTCTGTTGCGTTCCTGAACGTTACAAGTCCTGGTAATGGTTATGTTGTTGGCGATACAATCACAATCGCTGATGCTGACGTTGGCAATACTGGTGCTTCTAATATCACTGCCGAGGTTTCTTCTGTTGGTGGTGGTGCAATCTACAACGTATCTAACTACACCTCTACTGGTTCTGGTACTGGAGCACAGTTTGCCATCACTGTTGATAGTAGTGGTGCAATCATTCTTGTCAATATCACTAACACTGGTAATGGATTTGTTGCTGGTGAAACTGTCACCATCTCCGATTCTGAACTGGGCAACAGAGGTGCCGCAAACTTCACATTCAATGTGACTGCTACAAATGGCATCACATACTCTGGTATTTCTACCTGGACATCTACAAACAATGGATTTGGTGGTGGTACTGGTGCAACTTTCAATATCACTCTTGACAATCTTGGCAACTTTACATCACTGACACCTGTCAACCGTGGACAAAACTTTGTTCTGAATGATGTAGTCACCATTCCTGACTCTCAGTTGGGGAACACTGGTGCACCCAATCTTCAAATGACTGTGGCATCTATTCAGGGTCATACCTACAATAATGTCTCGGCAACCACGAATGGCACGGGTCAATATGCAACATTCAACGTCACTGTTGACGGTACTGGTCTTGCAACCCCCGTTGTTAACAACCCTGGTCAAGAATATCAAGTTGCAGATACCTTCACCATCACCGATGCTCAACTGGGCAACTTTGGTGGCAACAACCTGACCTTTGCTGTAGCAGCTCTGCAGGACATCACATACAGCAATATCAGTGCTGCTGGTGGAAACGGTGTTAATGCAACTCTGGACGTTAACGTTGCTGCTAATGGTATCGTTACCGTTGGCATGAATAAGACGGGTCGTGGTTATCTGATTGGCAACACCCTGACTGTAACCGATTCTCAACTTGGTGGATATGGTTATTCTGACATTACCTTTGATGTCCAAACTACAATCAATGTATTTGACGAGACCAAACTGAATCGTGGTACACCCCAATACTACAACGCAACCGATGCATCTATCGATGCAGTTGCATATAAGTGGGGTACTGGTTCTACAAAACTGGAAGCAGCAAACCACTACGGTATTACCAGTCTGGATCTGAACACCTCTGAGTGGACTCTGCAGGGTTGGTTCCGTATTGATACTGCAACTCAGTCTCTCAACAACTCTCAACCCACATTCTTCGAGACACATCCTAATGATGGAAGCAATCCTTCCAACACTCTGAGACTGTTTGTTGATGGTGACAGTGGCAGTGCTTCTTACGGAAAACTGAAACTTCTTTGGCAGGGTAGCAATGTAGTTGCCGAATCTGTCTCTGCTACCGTTTGGGCAACATTTGCCGCCGATGCATGGGTACATATTGCTCTGTCTAAGACACAACCCACCTTGGGTGCATATGACTTTGCTTGCTATGTCAATGGTCAGCAACTCGCTCTGTGGTCTGGAAGCACAACAAACATCGGCATCGATGAAGTATATGTCGGCGGTATCAAGGTTCCTACAACCTATACTACACTTCTGGGCAACATCGATGATTTTGTAATCGATGATGACAGTCAGTACAGTGGTGCATCGTTCACTCTGCCCACTGCAGCAGTTCCGATTAGAACAACCAACTCTGGCGTTTCTATCTACAAGATCGACAGACAGCACGATCGTCGTGGAACATTTGCATTAACTGATCTCCCCAACTCCACATCTGTAGCATTTGTTGCGGATGGAAACTGGACTTACAACAACCAGACACAACCCCTCATGTCTACCTGGGCGATTGGTCCTGGTGGTCTGCAAATCCTCGATTATGCTGAGGTTACAAGTCAACTCCAGACAGGTATCTATACATTTGACTATGATCAAGTTCTGTATGGATCTAAAACTTCTACTGTTCCTTCTCCTGGTGGAAAGAGACTTGTCCTGATTCCTGTTGTAACACCGAAGTATTACATCAAGGATGCAAGATATCAGAAGATTGATAGTGTCCAACAACTGACATTTAATCAGGAAGTCCGCTTTACTAAGGGCGAAATCCTGCAACAGTACAACGATCAGGGTACTACCCAGCGTTACGGCACTATCGTTGAGATTCCTGCAGGGACCATTGAGAATCCTGGTCTTGGCACAACCTACAGGATCGGTAATATCTTCCCCGCTGCAGCAACATTCAACCTCACTGATAAGATCAGAAGCACCAGTGCAACTGACACTGGTCTGAATGTTATCGCTGGCATCACATTCACCGTTGCTCGTGATATTCCTGAGTGGGAGCAAGCTGCTTCTTACATTGCTGGCGATCAAGTTTACTCGGCAGGCAATATCTACACAGCGAGCACCAACGGTACCGCTGGTACTAATGAACCAGTCCACACAACAGGCAATGCAAGCGATGGTGGCGTTTCTTGGGACTTTACCACAACTGGCAATACTCCGATTGAAGTAGATCTTGCAAATACTGCATATCCTACTCCTAAGGATCCTCTTTGGGAAAAACTCAAAATCTATGACATCGGTGCTGTTGTCTACTACGGTAGAAACAAGTATACCTGTGTTGGTGCAGGTCGTACCTCCCAGAATCCTCCGACACACTCTACTGGCACCGCGACTGACGGTACAGTTCAGTGGGAGCATACTCTGACATATGATCCTCTGAGCGACTATGCAACCTTTAAGGAGTTTGATGCTGGTGAAAACTGGTATTCCATCACTGTTGATGAGATCTACAGCGATTCTAACTTCATTGCTAATGACAACCTGAGCATCGGCGGTTCTGTTACTGTCAATCCTAAGGAAGATGCACCCACCATTCTTCAAATCAATGGTGTTGGTAGCGTCAAGCAGATCTCCCTGGTTGCAGTTCTTGATAAGACAATCCTAGTTAAAACTCAGACTAGAACTGACCTCGTTTATTGTGTTGCTAACAGTGCACACAAATATTCAGCAAATGACATTCTGTTCACAGAAGGTTTCAGCACTAGCGAGTTTAACGGTTCCTTCTTCGTTAAGGAAGTGTTCTCCTCCAGAGACTTTACCTTCCAAGTACGTGGTGTTCCTGCAAACGAACCAGGATTCTTGCAGAACAGCATTGCTCGTGTAAACATCTACACCAAGCACCCCACTCTGCTGCTCATCAGAAACCACAACTATGTGTTTGACATGAGCGACAGCAGCAACCTTGGTTACTATCTGTCATTCTCTCAAGATAACGAGTTCAAACTGGAGTATTCCTTCAACAACATCGAACGTCAGGGCACCCCTGGTATTTACGATGGAACAAATGCTCCGTTTGTCAAACTTAAGGTTGATGGTCAGGTTACTAACATCTCCTACTACTTTGACCCGTCCAGAACTGGTGCTAACTCCCCTGTGGGTGGTACTTCGTTCATCGACGTTAAGAAGACACCGTTTGATGGAACATATAAGGTTTCTAGCATTGTTTCTACAAATGAGTTCCAGTTCCCTCTGGACTTTGAACCTGAGAACACTAATGCTGAGATTGGAAGCGATGATCAGAATCGTCCTTACTCCGATTACTCCACCACATCCAAGAGAGCAATCGGTCCTATTGCAGACATCAAACTGATCTCTGCTGGTGGTTTCTATCAAAAACTGCCCATCATTTCCGACATTGCATCTTTCCGTCAGATTGAACGTGTTGAGATCTTGTCTGGTGGTTCTGAATATGCTATCGGCACATATGATCAAGTACCCATCAATGGTGATGGTGAAGGTGGTCTCTGCCGCATCACTGTTGAAGTTGACGAAGAAATCGGTTCTGGCACAATCGTTAGCGTTGTAGTTACCGATCCTGGTAAAGGATACACAGTTGCAACCGTCGATGTGGATGGTATCCAAGGCATCCTTGGTCCCACACTGACTGGTTCTGGTGCTGACCTGGGTGTCATCATTCCCGATGAGGGTAGCGGTGCATCTGTCTTCTTGACAGGTAAGAACATCGGTAAGATCAAGAAACTCAAGAACAATGAGTTTGGTTATGGTTATTCCCATGACTACACTCTGAAACCTGAGATCACCTTCCCGATCAACCTGCAACTCTTCAATACCTCCATTCTGTCCCAAATCACCATCACTGATCCTGGTGCTGGTTATACCTCTGCTCCTGCGGTTATCATCGAAGGTGGTGGTGGTGTTGGTGCTGAAGCAGTTGCAATCGTTAAGAACAACCGTCTGAGTGAGATTCAGATCAAGAATCCTGGTGCTGGTTACTCTTCGGAACCCAGTGTGACTCTGAAGTCTGAGTTCAACTACGTCGTTAACCTCGACCTGAACTACCTGCAGTTCAACTTCCCTCACGGCATTACTAACGGTGCTGCTGTTCAGTTCCGTGCAGATGATGTGGGTAATACTGTTGGCGAACTGCCGAAACCAAGTTCTGCTGGTTTGACCAGTTTGGTGGTGGGTCAGATCTACTATGCGATTGCTGGTGAGACCAACTCTCTGGAAGGTGATCAACTCCGCTTTGCACTGACTCCTGCCGACGCTGAGTCTGGTAACTTCATCACATTCTTGACCCAAGGTGCTGGTCGCCAAGTTCTGCTTACTGAGGTATTCGGTGGTAGAGCAAAGGCAGTTGTCGAAACATCTCGCTTCCTTGAGGGTGAAAAGGTTTACCAAGGCGATAGTGAAGAAGATGCAACCGTCACTGCTTTCGTTTCCGAAAACAATGGTTGGCAGATTGGTCCTAAGATCCTGAAACTCGTAAATGCTACTGGCAACTTTGTTGTTGGTGAGCGTGTTAATGGTTCTGTGTCTCGTGCATCTGGCGTCATTGACAACGTTTCCCTTGCTAAGGGCGTTCTGAATATTGACTCCCTGACACAAACTCCTGGTAAGTTCATCGATGACGTTGGTAAGCCTTCCGAAATCGTTCAGAAGATTCAGGACTCTTACTTCTATCAGAACTTCTCCTACGTTATTAAGTCCACGATTCCCATCAACCGTTGGCGTGAGCAAATCCTTGAGAACAACCACCCGACTGGTTTCAATATGTTCGGTCAGCTTCAACTGACTGGCGGTAAGGATATCTCTGGTCGTAAGGTTGGTACTGAGTTCATCAAACAGGTGAACATCAACGAGTACACCAACGTTAACCAAGTTACATCTTTCGGTGCTGCTCAACCCATCTACTCAGACTTCAACAATACTGAAGTTCTCTTCCGTAAGAAGCGTTTGACCAACTCTGAGGAAATCCTCACCTCTATCGTTAAGAAACTTGATGATATCTCTGGTGAGTTTGACGGTATTCAGACTGGTTTCAACCTGACGGTTGAGGGCGAGCAGGTTATCGTTAAGAACAACCAGTTGCTCATCACACTGAACGGCATCATTCAGGCACCTGTCGATGCATATGATGTAGTTGGTGGTCAGATTGTGTTCAAGGAAGCACCGAAGGCACCTTCTAAGGTTGTCTATCGTGATGTGGGTCTTGAGTTCTTGACCATTACTCGCTTGAACCTGTCTGATGTTTCTGGCATCTATCCTGAGATTGGTTATCAAGTCTCTGGTGCTGCTAGCGATGCTCTTGGAACTGTTGTTGCATCGGGTACCAATACAATCGATATTGTCGCAATCGTTGGCGGTCCTTTCCAAAATAACGAAAGAATCGATGTTTCCGCTCTCGGATTCAGTGCACTGATTGCTTCTCAAACCGTTCTCACACAGTCCACACTGTATGAGTTTGATGAAACTCTGGTCTGCACAAATCGCTCCCGTGGCAACCCGACTGCCCAGGTCAACGCGATTAACTTGGATGAAAATGGCGATCCCAACAGTGCAATCGTTGTTAGCAAGACAACTGGTACTGCTAAGTATGAGACTGGCGTATTTGACTTCCGTCTGCAGGATATCGTCTACTCCACTCGTTCCAGCCTGGCAGCACGCATCACATTCCTGGCACCTTATAGAGATCCCGTTACCAACGACGTTGTTGGTGAGCAGATCTTGACTGCTGGTTCCTCCTTCTATGGTCTGCTCTTCGAGCGTATCGTTAGCACCAGCTATCCGAACATCCTGCTGGACGACATTTCCAAGTCCACAATCACACCTACAGAACTCTTTGATGATGAAGAGCGTATCAACGCTTACTTCCTTGACTTTGAAGAAGTTCGCTCTTCTGAGGTCACATACACCAACCTTACAAACGGCGTCTTTGGCAATGGCGATGAGATCCGTAACATCAAGGTCTTCTATAACAACCCAATCTACGGTGCTGCATACGGCACCGCTGCACCTCGCTACTATGATGCTAGAAATCGTATTGCAGCATCGAAGGATGAGATCATTGACTTCGCAACTGCAGAAATCTCAGTTGAGCATGAAGACTTCTACTATCCTGGTCAACCTCAAACCGATCCTCGTTCTAGATTCCGTGATGGATATCGTCTGGTAATCAAGAACAAGTCTTGGATTGTTGCTAAGACCTATCAAGATATGATCCTGCAGTACCCCTCTCTGGTGGTACCTAACTCTGATAAGTGCAAGCGTGACCTGGGTCACTTCATCGATGCAGTTGCATATGACATGTATGCAGGTGGTAATAAGTATGCTCGCAAGTTCATCCAGATGTACTACACATCTCAAGGACTTGGTTACATCAACCAACAACTTGCCGAGACTACCTGGGCATACGGACGTGCTGCAGATTACATGGCAGATGCCATCACAAACCAACTGTTCGGCACAGAGACAATCGATGCTGTGGTCTATACCAAGTATCAAGATCTGACCGTTACCGAAGGTGGCGCTACATATGGTGCACCTGGCACGATCAGCAACACTGATACTGCTGCTTGTGCAGACGTTCGTGCTGCAGTTGATACTCTGGCGACAGCGATCACCGAAACACTTCTTGGTAATCAGGACTTTGAGGATATCGATCCCGAAGAACCCTCCTACAATGCAACTGAGGACAAGTGCCGTCGTGACGTTGGTTACTTCGTTGATGGTCTTGCATCTGACGTTGGTCAGGGTGGCAACTTGGGTGTTGTTACATGGGCACGCTTCTACTTCCAGAACGGCACATTCATTAGCAATGGCGTTGCAGGTGAAGAAGCAGAAACCATCACTGCTCTAAACAAGGCACGCGATCTCGCTAAGAGAGCAATCAACAACCTGCTGTATGAAAAAGATCTGACAATCCTGAATGATCCCGCATCCTACGGTGGTACTGCTCCTGGTCATGACTATGATGTCAACTATGCAAATGGTAATAATCAGTCCGATACAAACTGTGCTGACGTTCAGTCCACTATCGATACTCTGACAACCATTGCAACTACTGCAATCAACAATCAAACACTTGCAAATATCAACGCTCTGTCCTCCATCGACGATGGTTCCTTCAGAGATGGTGAAACTGTTCGTGTCATTAAGATTGCATACAAGAACAAGTCCACTGGTTTGTTCAACAGACTTGATAATGTCCGTGGCGTGACTTCTGGAACAACCATGTCTCTGGAAGGCGTGAACTCTGGTCTGAAGTGGTTGTTCGCAACCAGCGCAGGCGTTGGTGGCACATTTGCTGCCGATGAGTACATCACAAACTCCACTCTCACAAACCCTGGTGCTGCACAAGTTACTCAGAGTGTTCTGAACGTCAAGACTGACTTGGCAAACAGCACTAAGTCTCTGAAGTTTGTTGCAAACTCCTGGTTGAAGCAAGCAGAGTCCTATGACTTTGACTTCGGCACAGGCGATTTCACCCTGGAAGGTTGGTTCTATCCGACTGGTATTGTTGGTCAGCAAACACTGTTTGATCTGCGTCGCACTGCTGGCACAGGTCTGATGGTTGAGATTAACAATGACACTCTGCGTGTCTACAGTGGTTCTGGCAACCTTGTGATCATCTCCAACGCGGTATTCACTGCAAACACCTGGCACCACGTTGCAGTCGTCAGAACATCTGGAGTGATGCTCGCATACGTGGATGGTGTTCAGGCAGGTGGTAGTGCCACAAACAACGATGATTTCGGTTGGGGTCCTTGCTACGTTGGTTCTAACCTGACAGGTTCCAATGGATTCATCGGTAACGCTGATCAGATTGCAGTCTACAAGGGTTATGCCAAGTACACTGCAGGATTCACTGCACCTACCAGCAATAACTGGGATGATGAAAGAATCGTTCTGGGTCTGAATGCGGAGCAACCGTTTATTGTCTCCACCTCTGAGGTTTATGCTCAGTTCAGTGGTCAGACAGTATCCTCTGCAACTGCCAAGAGAATCGATTACGAAGACAAGCGTGTGATTGTTGAGGACATCGACCTGGGTCGTGACTCTCATCGCAATGCTGCAGATCTCATTCTTAAGAACGATAAGTGGATCGCTGAGGTCGCTGTTGGTCGCATGAAGGCGAAGTATTCCGACTTCGTGATGCCTGGTGACGATCCTGCAACCAATACCTATCAGGGCACATACTACTGTCTCCGTGATACTGAAGAGTTTATTCTCGACGCTATCATCAAAGATCTGAAGTATGGCGGCGACTATTACACAACCGTCGCGGCCAAGGGTTACCTGGAGAAGGATGGAAGTCTTGAGTTTATCGGCAAAGAACTTCTGCAATCCCTGTACGCATGGGAACAAGCAGGTGAACTTTGTAAGTATGTTGTCACCACTACAGACACGGATCTTACAGATACCTACAGCGAAAAACTCCGTATTCCTCTAACTGGTACTGCTGCTACTCAGCAAGTTCTTGACAATATTGACGCACTGACTCAGAACATTCTGAACATCCTCGCACCTACGGGCGACCGCTTCCGCGACGCTGGTGATGCTCTGTGGTTGAACAGAGATTACATCGCTGAGGAAGTCGTTGGTTACATTGAGAATAAGTGGGAAGTTACCATCAACGGTACCTACTACGACAAACTGCAGATTCCTGGTGGTAACAACGGTCAGATCTGTATCCGCGATATCAAGCAGTACATCATTCCTGCAATCATCGCTGACCTGCTCACAGGTGGCAATGCTGCAGTTAACGAAGTTATCGACTTCTACCTGAATGGTGAGCAAGATATCCTCCACGTCAGCGAAGAACTGCTGCCGATGCTGGATGCAATCTCTTACACCAAGTACCTCTCCACCAAAGCAATCAACCAACTGCTTGTTCAGTTCGGTCAGGCACCCAATCCTGCCCAGGGTACTACAAATGTTGACGATTACTACATCGCTCAGTATACCCAAAAGGTTCCTTACATTGATCACGGTGTTACTGTTGATCCTCAGGGTTACAACGCCAACCGTGCTGACAACAACCAGCTGATTGATGCAGCAGACATGATTGAAAGGAACAAAAAGCAGATTGCAACTGAGGCAGTCATGAGAATGAATGACCTCGCTAAGTTCCAAGATCTGCAGATTCCTGGCGGTCAGCAAAACTGTATCGATGACGTTGTTGGTTTCATTGAGGCACTTGTCCATGACATTCGCCTGGGTGGAAACAGCAAGGTTTACGATGCTGCTGAACTGTACATCGAACCCGAAAATAACTCCCTCCGCCACATCGAAAGTGAGGCAGAAGCATCCATCTACGCATACAAGATGGCGAGAGATATTTGTATCCTCGCAATGCGTAACGGATTCGGACGCGATAACATCTATGGCTATGGGGCTGGTGAGGAAAATGATCCTAGCGTTGAGTCCTACGATCAGAACGGTGTTGCATCTCGCTATGTTGATGCTGCAAACATCCTTGACAGAAATATCCGTTTCATCGCTGAGGAAGCAGTCTATCGCACAACCGTTCAGTATCCTGCTCTCGTGATCCCTGGTGGCAACATCAACTGTGTTCATGACATCGCAGATACCCTGAATGCAATCGTCTTCAACATGAAGTACGGCGGCAACAACATGGTCTATGACGCTGCTGAGTTCTATGTGGGCACTGCAGGTCTCCAGCACGTTGCATCTCAATCCACCGAGTCTGTGTATGCCTTCAATCAGGCACGCGACATTGCGATTCAGGTCATGCGTGCAGTACCCGTTATCAACACTGGTAACGAGGTTCACGGGTTTGAGCAGAAGTATTATGACGAACTCGACTACGAACCCTACAAGTTCAGAACCCGCGACTATGTGACTCTGGACGAGAATGCTCTGACTGGTGGCACTACTGCAAACCGCTCCCGTGCTGCTGACGCATACAATCTGATCTACAACAACGCTCGCTGGATTGCAGAAGGTGTTGTTAATACCTTCGTGGCAACTAATGGTTGGACAATCCCCAACGGCACCGTCTCCTGTATCGATGATACTGAGCGTATCCTGAAGGGTGTTGCATATCACGTCGCTTACGGCGGTAACTCCTACGTCTGGGATTACGCAAACGAGTATGTCCAGAACGGTCACATCGGTTCTCCCCAAAACGGTTGGACACAGGCGATCTTCAACTACATCAACAGCAGCATCCTGCCCGATGTTATCCGTAACATCCAACCCGTTGCAGCAAACTCCTGGAATGCAGCAGGTCGCACAACTCTGACTCAGTACAGAGATCTCACGATCACTGCTGACGTGACCCAACCCGCATGTCCGACTGAGGTTTCTGCTGCTACAACGCTGCTGTCGATCGTTACCGACGCTGTGGTGAATGGCAACATGAACCACGCATCCCGTACGGTTCCTCCTGGTGGTGGTGCATGTTCAAACGTTGAGTCTTCGATCAACGACCTGTTCGGCATCGTTACCGACACAATCACCAACTACACCACTCTGGGTGGCGTTACTCGTACTCTGCCAACAATCTGGCCGATGAAGTACACCGCCGACTCTGCTGAGCGTGATCTTACAATCACATACGATCAGTCGGCATCTTCTTGGGGTAATACTTGCCAGAACGTCGCAGTTGTTATCAACGATCTGTTTGATATCGTTCTGCAGACAATCACCGACGCAAGTGCATCTTCCCCGTCCAACTACCTGCAAAGCATCACCAGAACAGTTCCCACAGACGGATTTACTAACACTCTGTATCAGCAATACACTTGCTACAACGTGATTGATGCTGCATGGACTCTGTTTGATCTGATGCTGGATAGTCTGGGTTCTGGTTCCTACTCGAACCGCCTGACTGCAGAGTTTATTCGCAAGAATGATCACGCGATTACTGGTCGTGCTGTGGCAGCAACCCTGGCACAATATCCTTCTGGCAATATTCCTGATCTGGCATATGCCCAGGATGTTCTTGAAGCATGTATCTATGACATCGCTACTGGCGGTAACGCAGGTGCATTCAAACTTGCAAATGAGTGGTTTGACGGCGAAGGCAACTTCATCGCTTACCCCACTATCCAGAGAATCCGCCTCCTGTACTGCATGAACAAGGTTCGTGAGTACGCGAAGGATGTGATGTTCAACTTTGACAATCCTGCCTGGACTCCGTACGATGTTTGGAGTCCTGAACAGGTCCAAGGTTATACTCCTCGCCTGGAGTGGGATCAGGAGAGCACCGAGTTCAACATGGACTCCTCGCTCAACTGCCTGGAGTTTGCTATCGAGCGTGGCACATTCCCCTCGGATAACGTGGTCACATTCGTTGCTTCCACTGACGTTCAAAACCTCAACAACTCCTACAACGAAGGTGAAGACTACAACACAGATCCCGCTCTGGTTCTGCTCACACCGACAATCGAAGTTGGTTGGGAGCGTGAAGAAAACCGCGTACGCATCAACCGTACCAACTTCTTCCGCCGTGGCGATGTTCTGAAGTACGTTCTGGCATCTGCAACTTCTCTGGATGGTGCAAACGATCAAGACTTCTACTACGTCCTCAATGCTGAGGCACAGTGGTTTGAAATCTCCCGTATGCCCAAGCATGATGCTCGCTTCCGTGACTTCACTCTTGATACCACAAACACAGGTAACCAGCAGTTCTTTACTGCTCGTCGTGCAGGTGTTACTCGCGTCACTAACGACTTCGGCATCCGCGATATCCAGACTCCCATTTCTGCTGGATTTAATATCGCTGACGTGCTCGTGGGCACAACAACTGGTACTTCTGCTGAAGTATCATCTACATTTATCAATAACGCAAAAGTTGTTAAGACCTTCAAATACTATGGTCTTGAAACAATGTCCACGACTACATTCATCGATGGTGAGCAAGTCGTGGTTCAGGGTTCCACAGGCAACAACGGTTACGTTATGCAGCACGTCACTCCCGACGAGTTTGACAACGGTTGGATCAAGATTGAAACCCTGCAGGGTACTATCTCTCAAGGAGATATCCTCGAAGGTATCGATTCGGGTGCAACCGCAACCGTAACGGCAGTTGCAGAAGATCGTCTGCTGCTGAACACCAAGACGGGTATCTTCACTCAGGGTGACTGGTTGTTCAAGAAAGACACCGCTACCGAAGCATACATTGACGTGTATAACGACAAGCGTGGTGTTCTTATCGGAACGGGTGGTGGTCGTATCACCATGGACGTTGAGACAATCAACAGCGCATGGACGCCTGGTGATGTGATCTACGGTTCCGTCACAGATAAGTACCTCGATCTGGTTGGTATTGAGGATAACGGTCAGGCAATCTCCGTCAACACATACGTGCACGGTCAGAAAGTCTACAAACTGTCCCTCACTAGCGTTTCACGCGATACGGGTTACACAGGTAACTTCAACTCTGGTGATACCGTCTATCTGCTGCAAGGCACTACCATTGCGGTACCTGGCATCACGGCAACTGTCTCCAAGTGGGACAATCGCCCCAATGATGGCATCAATGATCTCTACCTCACCTCGCCTGTACAAACTGGTGGCGGCAACCTGCCGATTAACACATTCGGTGCTGGCGGTTACAACGTTGGTAAGTTTGAAAACCTCAACAACTTCCCGCTGATCTTTGCTTCGGGCAACTTCGTTGAAACCACTTACTCTGCCTACGGTAAGATCGCCAAGATCGAGCAAACAGGTACAACTGCTCGCTGCTGGTTGGAAGAAGTTGTGGGCGACTTCCTGACCAACATGACCATCACTTCTGATGGTGGTTGGCAGGCAGGTGTTTCTCTCGCACGCGATCTGATTGGTCGTGTCAACCGCTACTTCCGTGGTTTCGATGGTTCTCAAACAACCTTCAAACTGACCATCGCTAACGGTGAGCAATATCTGCCCGACCCCGCAGGTCACATGCTGATCTTCGTGAACGGCATCCTTCAACCTCCTGGCGCTGCTGCCGCGTACACCGCGTCTTCTGACGAGATTACGTTCACAGAGGCACCTGAAGTTGGATCTGAGTTCATCGGTTACTACATCGGTAAACTCCGTCAACTGGATGATATCAGCTTTGAGTTTGACTCGCTCCGCTCCTCGTTCAACCTCAAGTATCAGGGTGGTTTCTACTCCCTGACCCTGACGGAAGGTGTTTCTTCCAACACTATCCTGCCTGAGAACAACATCATCGTTTCGCTCAACGGCATCATTCAGGAACCTGGCGTTGGTTATGAAATCGTTGGTTCTCGTATCATCTTCTCTGAGATTCCTCGCGCAGGCACGACCTTTGTATCATTCAGCTACATCGGTTCTGACGCGGACGTTATTGCTGCAACCGTCGTTCCCCCGATCGAAGCAGGTGACCAACTCTTCATCGAAGGTGAAAACGAACTGGAACCTCGTGAGGTCGCTCTGATTGAATCCTCCAACTCGCTGGTTACCTTCGAGTACACAGGCACAGTCAAGGGTCGCAACGCTGCCGCGTTGGCTAACATTCGCCAAGGTACGCTCTCCGCAGCAATCATCACCAACCCTGGCAACGGTTACACCACACGCCCGAATGTGGACGTGATCTCCTCCAGTGGTTTTGACGGTCGCGTACGTGCACAAATGGGTGTCGCGAGCATCCAAGTTAAGACCCCTGGTGTTGGTTATGCACTGCCTACAGTCAGCGTTCTGACAACGGTTGCCGATGACTTCACAACGCCTCAGGGCGCTCCGATCAACGGTGGTTTCGATGTCTACGCGGGTGAGGCGATTGACGCCACCACTGGTGAAACAATCACCATCGAATCGGGTGCAATCCAGATCACACGTCAACCTCTGAACATCACCGTGAACCAGGGTCAAACCGCAGTGTTCAACGTGATCGCAGTGTTCAACGCTGCTGATGGCGATCCCCTGGGCGTGACCGAGGGTCTGAACTATCAGTGGCAGAAGAAGAACTACGGTGAAACGGATTGGAACAACATCATCGGTGCTAACCAGTCCATCTACACAACCAGCAGCACCATTCAGGGTGATGATGGTGATGAATATAGAGTTGCAATCACATACGCAGGCGCAACACCTGTCTACTCCAACTCCTCTGTCCTTAAGGTACAGACGGGTGCAACCGTGATCGCCAACTTCGTTCCCTCGTCTATCTTCGCACAATAAATAGTCAAAAACGATGACCGCAACCGCTGCGTACAATCCTGCTAATAATATTCTGACGGTTACGGGGGATGGTTTACCAGACCCCGTAGCTTACGGAACGTTCCCTAATACAAACAACCCAAACACTGTTACTGAACAGGCGTTTGAGCATGACTTCTTTTTTAGAGGTGGTACGTTTGGTGTTGCTAGAACGTTTGACGATAATACTTGGTCGAAGGAAGGATACGTTATTACTATCCCACTATCACCAGACGACAATGCTCTGCTAAGTGCAGATCCGACTTCTGGCACGATTCGTCCTGGAGACAACTTAATGTTTGTATTCAGCGATGGTAGAAGGCAGAAGTTTGTATATCAGGGCACAACCTTTACTTCTACACCTGGCAACTGTTGGAGAAGTACAGATACAACTCTCGACTTGATTGTTGCAGATTCCTCTTATGGCGATACAGGAACATACACATATTATGATCAGAGAAATGGTAGAACACCGACGCCACTGGGCATTATTGGTGTAGCAGCAAATGGTGTTGCACTGTTTAACCCTAGTGCTGGTGCTGGTGGTAACCCACCAGCAGGATTCAACTGGAACGCACACTATGAGTTGTCTCCAGTAGATTTTGGCGATGACCAATGCGGTGGTCACCCAGAGAACACAGGTCAGTATCACTATCACGATACACACTTCATTGACTGTTGGAAAAATGGTTCCATCATGTCAACATACAATGACTACTACGGTCTGACTCAGTATAACGGCGACAATCTGAGACATCCCGATGGTCACTCCAAGATGCTTGGCATCGCTTTTGATGGATTCCCTGTCTATGGTCCGTTTGCGTATACAGACCCATGGAACAATGAGTCTGAGATCACATACATGACCACATCATACGATCTCAAACCTATTGAACCAGAAGGTAGACCTTCCTATGGCAGCACCCTCCAGAACCCCCCTGCAGGGTCATTTATGCAGGACTGGGAGTACACCGAGGGACAGGGTTCACTAGACTCCCACAACGGGCGTTTCTGCCTCACTCCTGAGTATCCCAACGGCACCTACGCATACTTCCTGACAATCGATGAAACAGGAGATGCCCAGTTCCCATACATGATTGGTCTGACATCTAGGCAGTCTATTGATCAACCACCAAACAATGGTGCTGCTGCTCCTCCCGATCCTGGTGCTGGTGGCGAGGGTCCTGGTGGCGTTGCACCTACTCTACAGATCAACACACAACCACAAAACGTCACAGTTAATAGTGGACAACTTGCAACATTCAGTGTTGCTGTAACCATTCTTCCTGAGAATGGACCGAAGACATATCAGTGGTTTAGATCTACTGATGGTGGTTTCTCTTATTCCACTCTCAACGGCGCAACTTCCTCTTCCTACTCCTTCACTGCTCTTGCATACATGACGGGGTACAAGTTCAAAGTTGAGATTCGTGGACCGATTGGTGCTCCTACACCAGCACAAAACTCACCACTGACTTCCGACGTTGCAACTCTTACCGTAACAGGTGTGGGTGGTGCAACTGGAGATACCCAGTTCGATGCTACTGCGACAACGTTCGACAGTACATCTACCCGTTTCGATCAAACCTAAATAGCACTATAAAAGTCCGAGAACTATGTCTAAGCAGAATATTGGTATTGGTTCTGCCGCTAATGACGGTACTGGCGACACCCTAAGAGATGGTGCCGTCAAACTTAATAATGTCATCGATGAACTGTACGATCGCCTTGGTAATGGTACCGATATTCTGATCAATATCGGTGCTGGTATCACAGAAGGTCAAGTTCTTCGTTTCAGAACCGAACCACAAGCAGAGTTTTATGGGGATCACCTAGATACCCTGACAGCAGATCTTGATGTCAGTGGATTCAACATCACCTCAAATAGTAACGGCAATGTCACCATCAAACCAAGCGGTGTGGGTGATATCAACTTCTGGGGTGGTAACAGTGGTACGCCATATACCTATATTGATGGTGCAGATGGATACCTGAAATGGTATGCACCCTACAATGAGTTGGCAGACCTCCCCAATGCTACCAATCACCATGGCATGTTTGCTCATGTTCATGACACTGGTAAAGGATACTTTGCTCACTCCTCTTCTTGGATTGAACTGGTTGACGTAAATAGCAGCATTGGTGATCTGGCTGACGTTGACATGACTGTCGGCGGTGGTCCCTCCAACGGTCAAATCCTGAAGTGGAACTCTACAACTTCTAAGTTTGAACCTGCCAATGATGCAACTGGTGAGGGTGGATCATCTGGTACACAAAACCTGTGGGAAACATTTAATGCCGACACTGGCACCACAACTGCTAGTGCTGCACAGGATGTTTTGACCATTGCAGGTGGCACAAACATCTCCACAACCATCTCTGGTGACACACTCACCATTGATATGACTGGTGCTCTGGGTGATCCAGATCAAAACCTGTTCAGCGTGATCGGTTCGGATAGTGGTAGCAAGACTGCTACTACAACCACATCCCAAATCAACATTATTGGCGGCACAGGTATTTCGACAGCGATCTCTGGAGATAACCTCACTGTCACAAACAGTGCACCTAACATCACACAAAATCTTTATGAGACTGTCAGTGGTGATACTGGAACTCAGACTGCATCTGCTGCAACTGCTGAGTTAACTTTCACTGGTGGAACAAACATCTCTACAGTTGTTACTGGTGATGGTGCAAGCACAGTAGTTACCATTAACAATACTGCACCTGCTCTTCCCACTGTTACTGAAGGTCAGTCGATTGTTGGTATAGGAACCAACACTTTCGGTGCATATGCATCACCCGTACTCTCTTGGGATATCACCGCAAACGGCACCCAAGCATATAGATTCGATGGTCCTGGTCTGAGCAACACTACAGACGATCCAACAATCTATGTTTATAGAGGTTTCACATATAGATTCAATAATACAACTGGTACCAGTCACCCCTTTGAAATCCGCGTTGGATCTGGTGGTGCTGCTGTAACAGATGGCGTTTCTGGATCTACAACTGGCGTTCTTGTGTACACAGTCCCCATGTCTGTGAGTGCAGGTACGACTTATGTGTATCAGTGCACCATCCATGCTGGGATGGTCGGAAACATTGTAGTGGTCTGATAAATGGCAAGAACAGTCCCAGGTAGCGGTGCGATAATCGATCCCGTATTCAACAGCACCTACGGTGTCCGTGAGGTGTATGTTGTTGATGGTGGATCTGGTTATGACGCCAATGATCCTCCGCAACTTACTATTGGTAACTGCGGCACACCACTTAGGGATGCAGTTCTGAGACCCGTAATCAACACTGCAGGTGAGATTCAGGCAGTTGAGGTTTTGGATCCTGGTGAAGGATACAGTCCACTTCGACTGGTCATCAATAGCACCGACTTTGGTGCTTTTGGTGCTGGTGGTCAAGTCTTCCTAGATGAAAATGGTGGAGTTGACTACATCCAACTCAGAAGAAATGGTGACAACTATTTCGGTGGCACTAGCGCATCGATTGTCGGCGGTGGTGGTGCTGGTGCAGAGTTGGTGCCTGTTACTGGTTTTGTGACTGGTCTATCTCTAGAAAATGTCGGTCGTAACTACACTAGATCTGACGTTGCTCTCGTCATCGCTGGTGGCGGTGGTGAGGGTGCAACTGGTATTTGTGAAGTTAATGAGTTTGGTCAGATTGAGAACATTAACATCAGTAACCCTGGTGAGTTCTTCGAGACTCCACCCATCATCCAGTTGATTGGTGGTGGTGGATCTGGTGCAACTGCAGAAGCAGTTGTAAATCTTGGCAAGATTACAAACATCAATATCACAAACCCTGGTGGTGGATACACATCATCCCCTCAGGTTATCTTCACAAGAAATACAAACCTAGTCAGAACTGCCAGAAATCGTCAGTCACTGAACTCGGTTCTCTACAACATTACTGGTCTTACTTCCGATGTTGGTGTTTCTGACACCACAATCAACGTTGAAACCACTGCAGCATTCCCTGGTTCGGGTAAGGCACAGATTGGTAAGGAGATCTTTAGATACACATCCAAAACTGCAACCCAGTTCAAAGGGATTACTAGAGGTATTAACTTCAAGTATGACCAGAAGGTTGTTCTGGATTCTCTGCAAAATAATCCTAATACAGGTATTACTGGTTATCAGTTCGCTATTAACGATAGGGTTCGCCGTGTTCAAGAATCGGCAGATAACAAGATCGCTATTGTTTACGACTGGAGACCAGAAACAAGAGAACTGTATCTGGTGTTTGAAGTTGACGAACTAGCATTTATTGATGCTGGCAAGTCTCAAGCAGAAACAAAGATTATCACATTCATCGCTGGTGTTGCTGGTTCTTCTGGAACTGGTGTGGAACCTCACGTAATCCTGGATTCTCCTGGTGATGAGATCGTTCTGTTTACATCACCACTTTCAATCAGACCAGACAGTAGGTTTGAAGACGATAATGAACTGGAGGGTGCTGGTGACGGCATCATTGACATCATCAACACAGGAACAGACTTTGAATATGAAGTCAGCCTGGACGGTGGTATTGCCTCATCCAAGTATGGTATTGAGGAAACCGTCGGTGGTCAAAACACAACCCTGCTAGCAATCGGTGACAGAGTATTTGACGGTAGTCAGAATCCTCTAGTTGCAACTGTGCAGGATGCTGGTCAGCTGGGTGATGGTGAATCACACTCTGCTGATATCAGAATGGTATTGAAAGACTGGAACGGTATTACTCAGTTCTCTGTTGGTGAATCTGTTTCGGGATCCGTCTCTGGCGTTAGTGCGACTATCGTCTCTTGGGATGATTCACCACAAGGATATGGTAACGGTTACGTCCAACTTATCCTGTCCAACCCTGTCAACAACGGTGCAAACTATAAGTTTGATCCAACCGATGCTATTTCTGGTGGTAGCTCTAGTGCGACAGGTAATCTCTGGGAGGTTTATTACGATTACCTCCTGAGAAACGAACCAGAATAACCTATAAATAAAGGGAAGGGTAAAACAGCATAATGGCGTTACTTACTGACCAGTTTAGGATTTTTACTGCCAACAAGTTCATCAAGGCGTTGGAGGGACCTAATCCCATCCAATCTGACATTGATGCTGGGGCAAGTAGAGACCGTCTGTACGTTTTCATTGGTCGTCCACAATCGTGGGACAATGAAAATAATCCACCGACACCTATTGACTCTTTCCAAGAGTTTTCGGATGTCTTCGATGACATGATTTCGCTGAAGCGTGTGCTTGCGAATGACGTTATCCAAGTTATCCGTCGTGTGGACTGGACACCTCCCGAACAAACCACAGGTGGTTTGGGTTATGTCTATGACATGTATCGTCATGACTACAGTTCTACCAAGACGGCATCGTCTGGTGCTACCAAACTGTATGACGCCGACTTCTACGTGGTTAACTCCTCGTATCAGGTCTATAAGTGCATCTACAACGGAACATCCCCTTCTGATCCGAACGGTAAGCCCTCGACTGTTGAACCGACTGGTACTTCGACATCTGTTATTACTACATCCGACGGTTATCGTTGGAAGTATATGTACACCATCCCTGTGGGACAGGTGCTGAAGTTCTTCTCTGGCGAATACATGCCAGTGCTGAGTGACGTTGCTGTGCAGTCCGATGCTATCGGTGGAGAAATCGACACCGTTGTTATTCAGGCATCTGGTGCTGGTTACAACAACGGCACATACGAAAACGTGCCCATCAAGGGAGACGGTACTGGTGGTCGTGTATCGCTGGTTGTTGATGGTGGTAAGGTCGTTTCTGCAACCGTGACCTCTGGTGGTTCTGGTTACACATTCGGTAAAGTCATCATTGACGAAGTGAACGGTATTGGTGCTGGTGCTGGTGCTGGTGCAACTATCGACGTTATTATCCCCCCTGTTGGCGGTCACGGTGCTGTACCTCCCGTCGAACTGGGTGGTTTCCGAGTAATGATCAACACGAAGTTCACCTACGCTGAAGGTAGCGGTGACTTCCCGACCGATAACGACTATCGTCGTATTGGTCTGGTGATCAACCCCAAGAGATTCGGTACCGCTGAACTGGTATCCGACCTCACCCTGTCTGGAACGTATGCATCTATCTTCCCTGCATCGTTTACAGGTCAGTTCCAAACGGATGAAATCATCACACAGTCCAGAACTGTTGGTGGTCAGCAGGTGACTGCTCGTGGACGTGTCATCTCTTGGAACTCTACAACCAAAGTTTTGAAGTATTACCAAAACAGAGTTGACGGTGTGTTCCCTGAAATCACAGGTAACCTCGTTGAGTTTGAAGGTGGTAACGCAATCGTTGGTGCAACATCTGGTACCTCAGGTGACCCAGACATCAACTTCCCGATTGTCGCAGGTGCATCAACTCGTGTTATCAACAACACAGAATATGACCTGGGTATGTCATTCACTAACGGATATGCTTCTCCCGAGATCCAACCGAACTCTGGAGATGTTATCTACATAGATAACAGGAGCGCGATCTCTCGTGCTGGTGACCAAATCGAAGATATCAAAATCGTAATCGAGTTCTAAAATGCCCCAGAATACTAATCTGAACATTAGTCCTTATTTTGACGACTTCGATAAGGACAAAAACTTTTACCGAGTTCTCTTTAGACCAGGATTCCCGATCCAGGCTAGGGAACTTACCTCGATGCAGACTATTCTGCAGAACCAAATCGAGTCCATGGGTCAACACTTCTTCAAAGAAGGTGCCATGGTCATTCCTGGTCAGATTGGTTACGACCTGAATGTTAAAGCAGTTATTCTGCAGCAGAACTTCCTGGGTGTTGACGTTGAAAACTACCGCACCCAACTGCACGGGCAACTGGTTACGGGTGTCACCTCTGGCGTTAAAGCAAAGGTGCTGTACTCGATTCCCGCTACAGAATCGGATAAAGGTTATATCACCCTTTATGTCAAGTACGTCGATTCTGGAGACACCATCTCTGATGTAGGCGTAAAAGAGTTTATCAATAATGAACAGCTTTATGCTGAGAACGAAATCACTTTCGGTTCAACCCTGATTGAGGTTTCTTCTCCGTTTGCACAACTTCTGCCAGCAGCGGCAACTGCAACTGGTTCTGTTGCATACATCAATGCTGGTGTGTACTTCATCAGAGGTTACTTTGTAGACGTGGAGTCTGCATACCTTCTGCTTGATCAATACACAAACAATCCCTCTTACCGTATTGGTCTTGATGTAAGCGAGTCGATCATCACTCCTGAGGATGACCCCTCACTGAACGACAACGCTGCTGGTTCATCTAACTACTCGGCACCTGGCGGTCACCGTTTCCGTATTAGGACGACACTGACCAAGAAGGCAATCAATGATGATACTGATAAGAACTTCATTGAACTGCTGAGAATCAACAAGAGTAAGGTTGAACAGGTTGTAAACAAAACTGCATATTCCGAACTTGAGCGTTCTCTCGCACGTCGTACGTTTGAAGAGAGTGGTGACTATGTTGTCGATACATTCGACGTTACCGCTCGTGAGCACCTCGATGACTTCTTCAACAACGGTGTTTACAGGACTGGTGAAATCTCCCCCGATGGTGTCAGTGCTTCTGATGAATATCTTGCCGTTGAGGTTGGTCCTGGTAGAGCATATGTTAGAGGTTATAGGACTGAGTTCCTGACACCTCAGTATGCGTCTGTTCCCAAACCCAGAACATTCAAAACCAGAGAGAACGGTATTATTTCGTTTGAACTCGGCAACTTTGTCGAAGTTTATGACGTTTATGGCAATCCCCAGATCTCTGGAGATGGCATCCAAAATGCATATCAGGTTATCGAACTCCGCGATAACTGGATGATCGCTCCCAACGACACAACTGATTACTCCACCTATACAGGTAGTTCTCAGGGCAACATGATCGGTAAAGCCCGTGTTGTTCAGATGAAGTATGTGAAGACTGATACCACTCTTGGTACAGACTTCCATAACCTGTACATGATGGACATTCAGATGTTCACCTTGATGAACTTCAAGACGAACGTCCAACTGCAACCTGGCGATGTAATCCAAGGTCGTACTTCTGGTGCAAGAGCATATGTATATGAAGGTGCAACCAGTCAGCAGAGCCGCAAATATGTGACCCTGTATCAGGTTTCTGGTACATTCACAAATAACGAAGTCGTCACAAGAGACGGTCGTGTTGTTGGAGAGATTGATGCTGTCTTTGGTTATCAGTTCCAAGACACCAGATCAATGATTGGTAGGAACCAAGGTTCCGCCGTTGTCTTTGGTTGTAACGTTAGCCTTGATGACCAGTACAGCATTGACTGCTACAACGTTGATGTTGATCAGGCAGGCACACAAACTCTCTATGGATACGGTTCCACCTTCGGTACAGAACTCCGTCCTGGTGAAGTTCTCCGTGTAACTGGTACATCGGTAAAAGGTGAAAGCACTCTGCGTGTTAAGAGAGTTGATCCAACAGCAATCGATGTAACAGCAGCAAACTCTGCTTCTACAGTTTCCAACTTCATCTTCAACTACGCTGAGCAGACTGCATTACTTGATACCGCACTGACTAAGGGATCTATTCCCGATGGTGAGTATGCACAAGGCACAGTCATTAGACTGAGACCTTATCTGAGAATGAAATCGTATCAGAACGGTGAACTCAGCATCGACTTGCCATATCGTTCGATGCGTTCTCTGTCTGACGAATCATTCTTCGTCTACAGATCTTTCATTAACAAAGTTGTAAGTAACGGTGATATCACCATTACCCTTCCTGAGTCCGAAGCATTCGGTTCTCTTGATGAGGGCGACTTTACTCTGACTGTTGCTGCACAATCTGGTTCTTCCTATACCGTTGGTCAAAACCTCGATTTGGAAATCGAGAACGATGCACAGAACTTGACAGTTAGCTTCGGTGCTGAAAGACAGTCAATCACTATTCAAGGTCTGTCTGGTGTTACCTCGGTACACCTGAATGCACTGGTCTCGAAAAATACCGTTTCCAGAAAGATCAAGACAGCATCCAAGATGCGTGTCATGAAGGTTATCAAGACAAACCAGCAGAACGATACTCTGAAGTTTGGTCTTGCTTACGGTAACTTGTACGGTACTCGTATTGAAGACAGCGAGATCTCCTTCGGTCTGAACGATGTCTATAAGATTCATGCTGTGTATGAGTCTGAGTCAGATGAAGATGCCCAGATTCCGTATGTTGTCCTTGATTCGGCAACCTTCTTTGACGTTGGTTCTGTTGTCGTTGGTCGTACATCTGGTGCTAGAGCGAGAGTGATTTCGTTTGTAAACTCCACCCTTCGCCTCTATAACGTATCCCTGAACAATATTCAGTTTGTTCCTGGTGAGATCATTGATGGTTTTGACGATGATGGTGTTGCTCTGACAGCACTGATTGATGACGCTGATGGTTCTGTTATTGTTGGCGCTAGAAACATCACAACCTCATTCAACCTGGATCCTCAGCAAGGTTCTCACTTTACTGACGTTTCCAAACTCATTCGTGAACCAAATATCACTGCTCCGACAAGAAGACTGATCGTCATCTTCGATTACTTCCTGCATGAACAAACTGGTGATTACTTCTCGGCACAGTCTTATACAGGTATTCCTTTCAAAGAAATCCCCAACTACAAACTTGACGGTAGTATCAACTTCCTGGTTGACCAGATTGACTTCCGTCCTGCAGTTGGTGAGCAAGCAGAGGGTTCTGGTACTGTAGGCAACCCCTACTATGTGAACTGTACCTCTCTTGACTTTGATTCCCGTGTATTCTCCACACAGAATAATGCTGCTGGCGGATCCACGATCTTCGATATCATGCGTGTAGAGACAGCATTCCGTGCTGACTACTCCTGGTATCAACCCAGACTTGATCACGTTTATCTGGGTAACAACAACGAAATCTTTGTTGCACAGGGCAAACCTGGCGATGATCTTTTGCCTCCCGACAAGGTTGAGAATGCCATGTTGCTTGCAACAATGGAACTCAAACCATATGTCTACAATCCAGAGCGTGACGTAATCATCAAGCCTGAGCAGATTCGTCGCTTCACTATGAAGGACATTGGCGACCTTGAGGCTCGTGTAGCACAGGTTGAATACTACACCTCCCTGTCTCTGCTTGAAGTTCAGGCAGATAACACCAAGTCCTACGATGCAAACGGTCTTGACAGATTCAAGAACGGTTATGTTGTTGACGACTTCACCGACCACACAGTTGGTGATGTTCTGAGTCCTGACTACAAGTGTTCTCTGGACTTTAGAGAAGGTATTCTGCGTCCTTCACACTATACAACTAACGTTGCTCTGGAGTGGAACGAACAGCAGTCCAGTAACGTCATCAAACACGAAGCAAACGTTCTCACACTTCCTTATGTTGAGGAAATGATCGTTGAGCAACCATATGCTTCTCGTCAAGAAAACGTTAACCCGTTCAACGTATTTACATTCATTGGTCGTATTGACCTTCTGCCGTCTTCTGACGATTGGATTGATACCAAGCGTCTGCCTGCACGAGTTGAGAACGTTGAAGGTGACTTCTCTGCAGTTGCTAGAGACCTGAACATTGACCAGAATGGTTTTGCTCCTATTCAGTGGGGTTCTTGGCAGACTAACTGGACTGGTGAAACTATACAATCTAGAAACAGTTTCCTGAGTCAGTCTGGTAGATATGGTGTTGGTCGTCAGTTGGGTCGTGCTGGTCACGGTCAACGTCGTCAAGGTCTTTTCTACCTGCACGAACGTCGCACATATCGTGTTGTTAACAACCAGACACGTCAGGGTATTAGAACTCGTGTCGTTCCCCGTGTTGATCGCAAGTCTTTGGGCGACAGCATCCTGTCCCAGACAGCAGTCCCCTGGATTCGTTCCAGAAACGTTGGTTACAAGGTTTCCCGTATGAAACCCAACACTCGTTTCTATACATTCTTCGATAACGTGAATGTAAACAACTACATGTTGCCGAAGATCATCGAACTGGTGAAGAACTCTGCTGCAGATCCCAACACCAACGAAACTCCGTTTGTTGTGGGTGAGACTGTGATTGGTTCTCGATCTGGTTGCCGTTTGAAGGTTGCCCAACCCAACGATGGTGGTCAGTTCAACCCCTACACTGGCACATCTTCTGCTCTGCCTGAATCTTATGCATCGCAGACAGATATTCTGAACATCGATACCGATGCTCTGGCAGAAACCAAAAACCCCGACTTCTTCGGTAACATTGCTGTTGGTGAAGTTCTTGTCGGTCAAACCTCTGGTGCTCGTGCCGTCGTCAAGGATCGTCGTTTGATCTCTAACAACGTTGGTGAACTTGCGGGTACTCTGTTCATCCCGAACCCCAACGAGGATGCAAACCCCCGTTTCGCAACTGGTACTCGTACCTTCCGCTTTACAACGAATGCCGACAACAGCAAACTTCCTGGCACCGTTGACTCTTCTGCAGAAACAACTTACGAAGCAAGAGGTGTTCTGAATACTGTTCAGGAAAATATCCTGGCAGTTCGTAACGCTGAGATTGTTCGTGACACTGTTTCTAGCACAAGAAACGTTGTCTCTACCAGAACTGAGACACGCCAGATTGGTTGGTATGACCCTCTGGCACAGTCCTTCATTCTGGATGAAGAAGGTGGCATGTATCTGAACTCGGTTGACATTTTCTTTGCAACCAAGGACAGCAACATTCCGATCTCCATGCAGATTCGTACCATGGAGAATGGTTATCCGACTGGCATTATTCTGCCCTTCTCGGATATCACACTGAACCCTGCACAGGTAGAAACATCTGAGAACGCTGCTATTCCAACCAAGTTCATCTTCCGTGCACCTGTTTATATTAAGCAGTCCACAGAATATTGTTTCGTTCTCCTGTCCGACTCTAACGAGTATAAGGTCTGGATCTCCAGAATGGGTGACGTTGATGTCTCTGGCACAAGAACGATCTCCGAACAACCGTATGCTGGTGTTCTGTTCAAGTCGCAGAACGCATCTACCTGGACAGCAGACCAGTATGAAGACCTGAAGTTCCGCATTAACCGTTGCATCTTTGGTCCTACATCTGGTGTTGCAGTGTTCAACAACTGCACACTGGGTAGAGGTAATGGTGGTGTTCACAACTTGATTGAGAACCCAATACAAACTCTGAAACCCAAGCAGATTATCGATCTTCCTCCAACATTCACCGAAACGTTTACCGTTGGTGCACGTTTGATTCAGGATCCTTCCAATGCTGCAGGTACGATTGTTGAGTTTGACACTACTGGTTCTACCCCAAGATTGACCCTGAATGACATTGAAGGAACATTCGCAACTGGTTTCCTCCAGCAAGGCGGTGGCATCTTCAACGTATTCAAATCTTCTCAGTCACTTGTAACCATCACTACTTCTGTGGTGCAAAATGGTGCGTTCCAAGTGGGTCAAGTCATCACTAATGGTGGTGACGCTGAGGCAACCGTGATTTCCTTCGATGAAGGATCGGGCATTATCGAAGCAAACTTCTGCTTAGGTACCTTTACTGATGCTGACACCATCTCCAACACCTCTGGTGTTACTGCAACAATCGTTGCTGCTGGTGTTACATACAGTGGTGATTCCCGTACAGGGTATCCTACCGCTTCTCCCTCTTACGACAGTGATGAGAAAGAAGTGTTGGTATACCATAAGAACCATGGTATGCATGAGCGCAGCAACAACATCACCGTTGAGGGCATCATATCCGAAATAAGTCCCACAACTTTGACATCGACGTTGGCTGCTGACGCTACAAACATTGCTGTCCAAGATGCTCTGTCCTTCCACGTCATCCTGAATAACCAACCTGTTGGAACAACCAACCCTGGTTATATCAAGATTGGGGATGAGATCATTGCATATAGCGCAATCTCTGCAACTGGTCAAACTATTACGGTTGCTCCTTCTGGTCGTGGTGCCGATGGTACTGCTGCTGTTGAGCACCCTGCTGGTTCGGTCGTTGAGTGTTACAACCTTGACGGTATTCCTCTGACAGAGTTGAACAAGACACACCTGCAGATCTCCTGCCCGTGGTTGGATACTTACATGATTCACACCGCAAGTGTTGCAACCAACGGTATCCGTGGCGGTGGTAAGGGTGTTTTTGCATCTCAGAACGTACAGTTCGAGACCATTACCCCGACACTGAAGGTTATGAACCTGCCAGAAACCACCGTTCGTGCCTTGGTAAATACTACTACGGCAACTTCGATTGGCGATGGTTCAAGAAACATTGACCAGGCATCTTTCATCAACACTGGCGACTTTGAAGAAATCGTTCTCAATGAAGTGAACAGTTTCGCAACTCCCAGATTGATTGCTTCTCAAATCAATGAGAACAACAAGATGGAAGGTAGCAAGTCCTTGACGATGCAAGTTCAACTTTCCACAAAGAACACTAGCTTGTCTCCTGTGGTTGACCTTGATCGTTGCTCTCTGATTACTACATCCAACCGTATCAACTACTGGCCAGGTGGTTCTGCTGTTATTCCTTCTCAGGCAAACATTGATAGCACTGCTGACACCTCTACCGATCCTGTTGGTGATCAGAATGACGCGGTGTACCTCACCCGTCTTGCAAGACTCACTAACGAGTCTCGTTCCTTGAAGTTGTCGTTCCAGATTACAAGAACTGGGGACTCCTTCATCTATCCTTACTATAAGGTGTTCACCTTTGGTTCTTCTACTAGACCCGAAGAAGTGGATTGGGTTCCGTTCCCGTCAACGATTGTTTACGACGACACCCCCACCGAAGAACTCCTCTGGAAGGATTATGAATATGAGGTCAATGGTCTGAACTTCAACGCCTTCCAAATCAAGTTGGTGCTGAAGTCCAAGAACCAAGCAAGAGTTCCGCTTATTGCTGATATGAGAGCGATTGCACTCGCTACTTAATACTTAAAGCTATAGCTGTTCTTCTGAACCCTTACAGTGTTATTCTAATAGGATTATTAGATCATGTCAAGCCTTGATCCATACGAAGAAGGATTTATTCCCGTTGAAGGTAGAGACAACCTTTTTCGGGATCCTTATTCCAAAGCGATTGTCAATACTGACAAAACAGAGTATGCTAAATACATGGATGCTATTAAGCGTCGGGAGTCTCAAACAACCAAAGTTGACTCTTTACAAAATGACGTATCTGCGTTAAAATCAGATATCGAATACATGAAAAAACTTTTAATGAAACTTGCAAAGGAGGACAACGATGCCCGCTGAAGTGACTGAAACTATGGACCAGACTGAACTGCTCGCTAACTTTCGTGAACGGTATACAAATCTGATCAATCAGAACAAAGAACTTACTCAGACGATTAAGAACAACGAAGCACAAGCACTGAAACTGCTTGGTGCAATCGAAACACTAGAGTATTTGGGTCAACCAGAAGGTGAACAATCCACTGAAACACCCGAAGAATGATATAGAGAGTCCTTCGGGACTCTTTTTTTCTGGCATAAATAACTAGAAGGCAAGGTACCGCTGGCACTATCTTAATAAGCAATGGCAAATAGAATCCAACTAAGACGTGACGGTGCTCAGCAGTGGGCAAACGTCAACCCAATCCTCGCTCAGGGCGAACTCGGAATCGAGATCGATACCTCGCGTATTAAGATTGGTGATGGTGTTACACCCTGGAACTCGTTGAAATACGAGCGACCAATCGAGACAGAATCGAACACCGCGAACACACTCGTCAAGCGTGATGCTGACGGTAACTTCTCTGCAGGTGCGATTACTGGTTCGCTGATTGGTAACGCTGCAACCGCAACTCGTCTTGCCAACACTCGATCTATCACCCTTGCTGGTGACATGTCGGGTTCTGCTTCTTTTGACGGTTCTGCAAACGTCAACATCACGGCAGAACTGAACTATGTGACATCGTTGCCTCACTACGATCCTGGCAACCTGTCCGCTACTGGTACATACACTCAGTTGTCAATCGACTCTCGTGGTCGTATTATCAACGCATCAAACCCCACAAGTTTGTCTCAGTTCGGCATTACCGACGCTCAACCGTTGGACTCCGACCTGACATCGTTGGCAAACATGACAGGTTTCGGTTTCATCTCTAGGGAGGGTGCTGGTAACCTCGTCAACCGCACAATCACTGGTGCAGTTGCCCGTATTCTTGTTTCTAACGGTACTGCTCAATCTGCAAACCCACTGATTGATCTTGCTGACACTCCTGTTGTTGTTGGTCAGTACAACCCCAACGACAACCTGTCTAACTCTCTGATTTCGATTGCTGGTAACGGCAACCAGACAGTCAATGCTACTCAACTGACAGTTGACCGTTATGGTCGTCTGACCCAGGCACTGACTATTCCGATTGCTACGGCAACAGAGGGTTCTATCTATCCTGCATATGATAATGTCACTGCATATAACAGATTTGATATTGTCGAAGCATCCAATGGTCGTGTTTATCAGGCAGCAATCCGTGATATCGGTGCTGGTCTGGGTGAACCGACACACACCGACGCCTCTGATGTAGGTGGTTGGAGATATCTCTGGTCTGCCCAGATTGAGCAAAAGGGTCTTGCATCGTTTGCTCAGGAAGACTTTAACGTTACTGTTTGGGATGGGACCAACAGCACTATCGGCGGTCATGTAACTATCGCTGAGAATGCAGTAGAAAACTATCAGTTACAATCCCACGGTCTGTTGATGTTCACAGACCAGAACACCACTGAAACCTTTGAGCTCGACAGAGAGCGTACCACTGATAATGCATATCATGGCATCACTACCATCAACCACGTTAACGTTAACAACCGCACTGGTGGTTCTGTTTTCAGAGTTGTTGGCTACGATACTGCTGAGTATCCCTTCCAACCTTCCATCCTGTCGCAGGGTAATAGCTATCCCGCTATTACTCCTGATGATCCTAACGGCAATGGGAGCGCCACAAGTGGTTCTTCTTTCACTGGCGCTATTGACATTAACCTTGACACTACCCTTTCTGGTAATCTTACCCTCGACGTTACGAAGGTAGACCAGTTCATCAAGCGTACCAGTGGCAACCTAGAACTCGCGTTGGAAGTTAACGAAGCGAGCAATCGCTCCTTCGATATCAACGTTACCAACGCTGGTGCTGGTGACGCAACAATGAACATCACCTGTGATCAGGACATCACAATCTCGGTTACCGATGTTGATCACAGAGTCAATCTGGAAGACTTCCATTTCCAAGACAATGTTCTGTCTACCACAAACTCCACTCTCATCCTCGATCCTAATGATGATGACGATGTTACTGGTGTTGTTCGTATCCGTGGTGACCTGACTGTTGATGGTGTAACGACTACAGTCAACTCGACAGTTGTTACAATCGATGACGTTATCGTTAAGTTGGGTGGCGATACCGCTCCTACCGTCGATGATGGTAAAGATAGAGGTATTGAGTTCAACTACTATGATACACAAGCAAGAGTCGGATTCTTCGGATGGGACGAGGATTACTCGGATTCTAACATTTGGAGCGGCACTGGTGGCTATCGCCTCCTCTACAACGCGACTAACACAAGCGAAGTATTTGCTGGTACTGACGCTCCTCTCATTACTGGTAACCTCAGACTAACAACTAACACTGGTTCTACCTCTAAGACATCTGGTACTCTGGTTGTCACAGGTGGTGCTGGTATTTCTGAGAGACTGTACGTTGGTGATCGCGTCTTTATTGACGGCGAGACTCACATTTACAACGACCTCTCTCTGCGTGCAGATAATAAAGAGTTCTTGGTTACCACTGCTGGTAGTCTGGTCAAGTTTAAGGTTGACAGCAATACTGGTGACACTACTACTTGGGGTACATTGTATGCTTGGGGTCAGACTCAAGTCGATGATAATGTTATCTTCAAGCAGACTTCTACCGAGTCTGGTAAGAGATTTGTCATCATGGATGACACTGCTGAAGAGTTTACCGTTGATTACACAACTGGTAATGTTCACACCGAAGGTCAACTCGATGTTGACGGTGCAGTAACCTTCAACAACACTCTCGATGTCGATGGTGCGGTAACCCTCAACAACACTTTGGATGTTGATCAGGATTCCGTCTTCCACGACGACATCACACTTGATACTAATAATAAGTTCTTCACTATTACTAACGGTGCAGTACAGACATTCCGTGTTGCATCTGCAAGTGGTAATACCGATATTGAAGGTACACTGAACGTTGGTAACTTCAATACCTTTGAGCGTACAACCAACATTGTTGTTGATGCAACTTCTTCTGAATCTGATGTCTCCCTGACATCTCAGGGTAACGCTACCTTCGCTGGTGGTGTTAACATCGAGAAAGATGTCCGCATTGCAACTGACCTCTACATTGCTGATCGCATTGTAGTTAAGGATGCTGGCACTGCCCGCACACGTCCTTCACTGCTCAACAACGTTGACATTAAGTATCATGCATATCTTGGTTCTAGCAATGCTCAGAACTCCACTTATGCAGATGACGCCGCGGCCAACCTGAGAGTTGCGGGTGGTGTTGGTATTGTCCAAGACCTGCACATTGGTGACGACCTTTATATTGGTAAGGTCGGTGCTGCGGATACCGTTGAGTTCTCTGTCCTTGGCGAGTCTGGTTACACTACTATTGGTCGTGTTGGTCAGGGTAACGCTACTGATGGTGCTCTGCTTGTTCACGGTGATGCAACATTCAACCGCGAAGTCAACATCACTGGTTACAATACAACTATCGGTGATGTCAACACAGACGTTCTGACAGTCAACGCTGTCTCCACCTTCACTGATAACGTAACTGTTAATGGCGATCTGGAAGTTGATCAGAATGTTATCATCAACCAAAACCTGACGGTTCATGGTACGACTACAACAGTTAATAGCACTGTTGTGACCCTAGATGATCCTATCGTCACTCTGGGCGGCGACACTGCCCCCACAAGCAACGATGGTAAGGATCGTGGTGTTGAGTTCAGATATTATGCAAACTCTGCTGCTCGTCTCGGTTTCTTCGGTTGGGACGATTCTGCAGGGCGCTATGCGTTCTATCACAGTGCATCTAACGTCAGTGAAGTCTTCAATGGCACTCGCTCTGGCATTGACGCTGGTTCTCTGAAACTGTTTGATACTACCAACGCCACAAACTCTGCTTCTGGTGCTCTTATCGTTGGTGGTGGCGCTAGCGTCGGTCTTGATCTATATGTGGGCGATGACCTCAATGTTACTGATGACGTAGCAGTTGGTGGCAACGTTTCTGTAACTGGTGGTCTTTCCACACAAAGTAACTTTAGTGTTCAGACAGTATTCACTGTTTCTGCTGGAACTGGTAACACCTACATTGGTGGTACTCTGCAGGTCAATGGTAATAGCACTATTGGTAACGCTGGATCCGATGCTCACACTGTTAATGGTACAGTAACCTTTAACCATGCAATCACCTCCACGGATATCACCGCTGATCAAATCAAAATCGGCGTTGACGCTGCTAACGAGATCAGCACCACTGCAGGTAACCTGATCCTGGATTCTGCTGGTGGCACTGTTAATATCACAGATAATCTTGACGTTGATCTTGATCTGAATGTTGACGGCAATACCAAGATCGATGGCACCCTTACTGTTGACGGGAATGTAACCCTTGGCAATGCTGGTACAGATGCACATGTGGTTACGGGTACAGTCACCTTTAACCAGGCGATTACTTCCACCGACATCACGGCAGACAACATCAAGATCGGCGTTGATGGTGCTTCCGAAATCTCCACCACGTCAGGAAACCTGATTCTTGACTCTGCAGGTGGCACGGTTAGCGTCACCGACAACATGAGCGTCACTGGCAACTTTACTACCAATGGTAATGCAACTATTGGTAATGCTGGCACAGACACTCACACTGTTAATGGCACAGTTACCTTTAACCATGCAATCACGTCTACAGACATTACTGCAGACAACATCAAGATTGGTGTTGACGGTTCTTCCGAGATCAGCACAACCTCTGGTAACCTGACTCTGGATTCCTTCACTGGTGAGACTGTACTTGACGATAACGTAACCATCAACGGTACACTTGATATTGATGGATTGACGGTCATTACTGATGGTCTGACAGTAAATGCTGCTAACAAATCTCTGCTGCTCCAGAATGGTTCTGGGGTTAATAAGTTCACCGTTGACTTCAACTCTGGTAATACTGACATTGTTGGTACCCTTGACGTTCTTGGTGCAACAGTTATCGATGACACCTTTAACGTTACTGGTGCTACCGACCTTGATAGCACTCTGAACGTTGATGGTATTCTCACCGTCAGCAACACCTCCAATCCCAACTCCGTAGCACTCTTCATCAACATCGGCAATGCTGCTTTGGATGTTGCTGGTGGTGCCAAGGTTGCTGGCAATATGTCAGTTGGTGGAGACATCCAAGTCTATGGAGACTTCACTGTTGATGGTAATCAGGTCAGCAAAGGTAATCAGGAGTTCAGCGGTCGTGTTGAGTTCTCTAAGAACGAAACACCATCTACCTTGGCGTCTAACGCACCTCTGATGGTCACCAGTGGCGGTATTACCGTTGCTGAGGAATCATTCTTCGGTACCGACATTTATATCGGTCCTAACAACGCCACCACAATCTCTCTGTTTGGTGCAACTGGTAACGCTGAGTTTGGTGGTACTCTGAATGTGACTGGTGGTACAACACTCAGCACCCTGTCTTGTACCAGTCTGAGCACATCGGCATCTGCGAACATCACTGGTTCGTTGCTTATCAACACTAACAAGTTCGTTGTTACTGCTTCGACTGGTAATACCGCAATCGCTGGTACTCTGAACGTTACCCAAAGCACAACTCTGGCAGGTACACTGAACGTTCAGAATGCTGTTGATCTCGATAACACACTGAACGTTGATGGTGCTGCTACCTTCAACAGCACAATCACTCAGAACAGCACTTCTCTCTTCAAAGATAATGTTGTCCTGCGTGGTGCAAGCAAAACTCTGCAGTTGCAGAATGGAAGTTCCATCACGAAGATTGAACTTCAGTCCACCACTGGTAACATCACTGCTGCTGGTCTGACAACTACCAACTCCCTGGATGTAACCACCAACACAACTATTGGTGGCACCCTGGGCGTTACGGGTCAGATCACTGGTAACGTCACTGGTAACCTGACTGGTACTGCTGATAAGACCAATCTGGTCAACATCACTGAGACTGCAACTTCTAACCTCACATACTACATACCTTTTGTTTCCACTAACACTGGATACACAGAGGTCCGCACAGACTCGACCAACCTCACCTACAACCCCAGCACAAACACACTGCAAGTTAACAACTTCAAGTCAACTACAGACTTTGAAGTGCAGGGTAACTTGAACATCACAGGTACAATCCTGTATGGTCAGTCTCAGGTTAGTGACATTAGCAACCACGACACCGATGCTCTGGCAGAAGGTACATCTAATCTGTACTTCACTAATGAGAGAGTTGATGATCGTGTTGCTGCTCTGGTTAATGGTGGTACTGGCATCTCCGCTGTTTACGATGATCTCAATAATGTTCTGGGTCTCTCGGTTGACTTTGGTGAGATCAGCACTTCCGATCTGACAGAGGGTACAAACCTCTTCTACACCAACGCTCGTGCTGATGCTCGTGTGAATCTGCAGACTGGTGCAAACCTTGACCTGTCTCAGAAGACCACAACCAACCTGGCAGAAGGTACAAATCTGTATCACACACCTGCTCGCGCTCGCGGTGCAATCAGTGTGACTGGTTCGCTGGGATACAACGCATCGACTGGCGTTATTTCCTACACACAACCCACATATGCAACCGTGGCATCCACTGGTGCATACAGTGATCTGTCTGGCACACCTATTCTTGCTGCTGTTGCTACCTCGGGTGCATACAGTGACCTGAGTGGCACACCTACTCTTGCTGCTGTTGCTACCTCGGGTGCATACAGTGATCTGTCTGGCACACCTACAATCAGTGCATTCGGTGCAACTCTGATTGATGATGCTGATGCTGCAACTGCTCGCACCACTCTGGGTCTTGGCACCGCTGCTACCACAAACAGCACTGCATATGCAACTGCTGCACAAGGTACCGCTGCTGATGATACAAACAGTGACCTGACAGCACTCTACAGTGCCCTGAATGCTATTGGTAATAATGCTGGCATCACTACTGTTGCTGCACTCAAAGCTGCTCTCGCTGCTCTCGTTCGCCCCTGATAACTAATGGCTTCTCCAACCTCCAAAGCAGAACTCAAGGAATACTGCCTCCGTAGACTGGGTAAACCAGTCTTGGAGGTCAACGTATCCGATGATCAAGTCGATGACGCTATCGACTATACTCTGCAAAAGTTCCAACAGTTCCATTACGATGGGGCAGAGCGTGTATATCTCAAGCACATGTTTACTGCTGATGAGATTGCTGCTGGCAAAACAAATACAGACTACACCGCTGTAGACAATACTACCGTTTGGAAAGAGCAGAACTCATACCTTTCTGTTCCTCAGCATATCCTTTCTATTGAAGGCATGTTTGCCTTTACCGATAAGGGTACTAGGAACATGTTTGATATTCGTTATCAACTGCGTCTGAATGATCTGTATGACTTTACGTCTACACAGTTCTATCATTACTACATGATTCAGCAGCACCTTGAGACTATTGACTTCCTGTTGGAAGGTATGAAACCTATTCGCTATTCGCAAGTACAGGATAGACTGTATCTCGATTTCGACTGGACTGAGGATGCTATGGCAGATCAGTACGTTGTGATCAAAGCATGGCGTGCACTTGATCCGACAACATGGACAGAAATCTATAATCAGATGTGGGTCAAGGACTACGCTACTGCAAAGATTAAAAAGCAGTGGGGTCAAAACCTCACCAAGTTCCAAGGTGTTCAGATGCCTGGTGGCGTCACCCTGAACGGTGAGATGATCTACAACGATGCTGTAGAAGAACTCAAGATCTTGGACGAACAACTTCGCACCACTTGGGAAACACCACCTCTGGATATGATTGGCTGATATGGCACTCAACTCATACTTCACACAAGGCACCTCAGGTGAACAGAACTTAACTGAAGATCTGATCATCGAGCAGATCAAGATGTTTGGGAAAAACGTATATTACGTTCCTCGCACTCTGGTCAAAGAAGATACAATCTTCACGGAAGATACCATGAGCACCTTTGATGGTGCGTATGAGATCGAAGTTTATATAGAGGACGCTGGTGGTTTCCGTGGAGACGGAGATGTGTTCTCTAAGTTTGGTGTACGAATCTCAGATCAGGTTACATTTATTGTTTCTCGTAAAAGATTCACTCAGGCAGTAGACGACAACGCTACTCTGATTGTTGAGGGTCGTCCTAATGAGGGTGATCTTGTCTGGTTCCCTCTTGCTGGTAAGTTGTTTGAGATTCAGTTTGTAGAGCACGAGACTCCCTTCTATCAGTTGGGTAAGCAGTATGTTTGGGGTCTGCGTTGTGAGCTCTTCGAGTACAGCGACGAGAACTTCGATACTGGTGTTCAAGAGATCGATGAGATTGAGACTGCATTTGCAAATACTATTGCGTTGACTATGAATGAGACACCCGCTCCTGTGGGTGACTTTACTGCAGATGAGTTGGTTGTTGGTGCTAACAGCAATGTATCTGCCACTGTCAAGACTTGGGACTCCGTAAATAGAATCCTGCAAGTGTATAACCGTACAGGCGCATTCAGATCGGGTGAGACTGTCACTGGGCAAACCAGTGGTGCTGTCGCAACAACCCTGTCTTACAACACTATAAATAATGTGAACTCTGAGTATGATCAGAACTACGCTATAGAAACAGTTGCCGACGGTATCATCGACTTTACCGAAAGCAATCCGTTTGGTGAGTTTGGTAACAAGTCTGGGACACTGTAATGCTAGGAACGTATACTTATCACGAAATCATTAAGAAGACTGTCGTAGGATTCGGCACAATCTTCAATAACATTGAAGTGCGTCGCACTAGCGGCAGTAGAACTGAGGTTATGAAAGTGCCTCTGGCATACGGTCCTAAGCAAAAGTTCTTGGCACGTCTGCGTCAAGTTGGAGATCTTACTTCTAAGGACGCAACACAGATCACACTTCCTCGTATCTCTTTTGAGATGCAAGGCATTTCATACGATCCCACAAGAAAGGTTTCCCCGACCCAATACATTAGACACACCACCGATGCTGGCGGTACTAATAAGGCATACATGCCTGTACCGTATAACATCAACTTTGAGTTGTCAGTTCTTTGTAAGAACCAGGACGATGCTCTACAAATCATTGAGCAAATCCTTCCTGTCTTCCAACCCTCCTTTAATATCACTCTCAATCTAGTTCCTGATTTGGGTGAGAAGAAGGATTATCCGATTACACTGACATCGGTTGACTATGAGGATGTGTATGAAGGAGACTACGATACTCGTAGAACTCTTGTTTATACACTAATGTTCGTTGCCAAGACCTATCTGTACGGTCCTGTCTCCGATGCCACCTCTGAGGTTATTACCAAGGCAATCGTTGATTACGCAACTGATTCTAAGATTACTGCTGCTAGAGAGGTTCGCTATACAGTGACACCTGATCCTGCAAATGCGGATCCTGATGATGACTTCGGATTTAATGAACTTTTCAGTGAATATACAGATGGACTCTCAAGAAACCCAACAACGGGCGTTGACGAATAAGTTCGATGGCATTGAGGACGCCCTCGATGTAGAGACGGACATTATTCCAGCCCCCGCAAAAACTGCGGAGATTGTAGAACCAACTGCTACTAAAGAGCAGTTGAAGAAAGACTATGAGTATACAAGAGGACATTTGTATTCCTTGATTGAGAAGGGTCAGGAAGCAGTTGATGGTATCCTTGAGTTGGCACAGGAGTCTGATCAACCTCGTGCATATGAAGTTGCTGGGCAACTCATTAAACACATTGGAGACGTTGCTGATAAGTTGGTGGATCTTCAAAAGAAGGTTGCTGACATTGAAGCACCTAAGAAAAGTAAGGAAGTCAATACTACAAATAACACTATGTTTGTAGGTAGCACAGCGGATCTCGCCAAGTTCCTAAAACAGCAACAAGATAAATAGTAATCGTAGGAGTAACGTATCACCATGGCATCTAACGTCGTAACACCTGTGCAGTCTTTGGGGATTCTCACAGACAATGCAGCAACCCCACAAACAACTACGGGTCACATTGTCAAAA